CCTACGAGAATCTCTCCGACCGGATGGCTGCTGCGGGGCTGTGATAAATAATTTCTAAAAGGTCTTGCAACCTGCTAAAACATTTCCTACATTATAACTATGCCGTCATCATTCATTGAACTAGACCCAAGGGGGAAATCCCCCCTTGAGGTTGGCATCCGCGACCTCCACAAGTGGAACGGGTTCACTGCTCGTCCTTGCTACCGAGGGATTAAGTCAACGCGAGACGTTCCCTTGGCTTGCACCGATGGGCGGTTCGGGTATTACAACGAGGAAGAGATCAACAAGCGCAAGCCTTCCGAGGCGGCGTATGTAGTTGGTCACGAGAACAAGCATATCATTTACTGTCACCCTGCTAGGTTCCGGCCCTTCAATGGCGCGAGGATCTTTATCCCATGGCTCAACCCAGACCAGACATGGGATGCGTGTAATGTTGCTGGCGATCTCGTCATCAATGCCGAACTGGAAGATGAGAACGAAGCTGCCAAGCTGGAGATGCGGAGGCAGGGGATCATTCCCTTCGACATTATGACTCCGATCGAGGGGTGCTTTACTAACTTAAAAAAACTTTACGATAAGGATCAGGAGGATATTTCCGCCGAGCAGTTAGCGGACAAGCTCCTCAAGCTCTACCCTGTTCCTCCTGCGATCATAGGCTCCACCCCGCCGCCTGAGTCTGGTGACGGCGATCCTTCTGACGAGGACGCTGCTGCTCCTGATGGTGACGGTGACGGTGACGGTGACGCTGCTGCTCCGGCTCCTGATGTGGACGGCGAGCCAGCTACCTCCGGCGAGTTCGGTGGGGGGCACAACGATTTCATCGAGCCTGAACTGGATGAGGGTGAGACCCTGAAAGAGTTCGATGCCGCTAATGAGGAGTCTTCTCGGAAGGCAGCTTTCGAGGACCGCTTGAATGAGACCAAGGGAGTTCTTGGCTCCGGTGCTGGTTCCAAGGTGGACCGCGACCTAGCCAGAACATCTGACCCCGTGGCATGGGATACCCATCTCCGTAACTGGTTCACCAACCGTGACACTAAGGGGTTCAACCGACCTTTCTGCCATCGGACATATAACCGGAGGGGACTGGTAAAACGCGCTCGCGGGAGTATGGCTGCGGCTGAACTGGCCTTTGCCGTTGATACCTCTGGCTCTAACATCGACCGGATACCTGAGATGATCGTCAAGATTCAGGAGGTTCTCGATGAGTTCAATCCCAAGGCAGTCCATGTGATCCCGATCGATGTGCGTGTTCACGAGACTACTACGGTCTACGCTGGCGAGGCCCTGCCTGACTTTCTCGGTGGTGGTGGTGGAACTCGCTTCGCCCCTGCATTCGAGTGGGTTGAGGAGAACGTGCCATGGGTTGACGGGATGGTCTTCCTTACTGATGGACACTGCACCCTGAAGCATTGGGACTCGCTCACTGCACCTGACTGGCCCGTGCTGTGGCTCGATTACGGTTACCACAAGCCCTCAGACATCGGGACAAGGAAGTTTCACTTCGGGGATCGAGTCCCCGTCACACTTGGAAAGAAAGTATAATGGACGAAAAACCAACCCTATACGCTACAGAAAAAGCAATGGCCGAGGAAATCGAAGTCTGCGCTACTTGGAAAGATGCGAGCAAGATGATCGTTTACGTTCTAGAACACGCTACGTTCCACGAGTTCAGGCAACAGGCCATCGATGCCATGGGAGACATGGCGCGACTGGCTGACGAAATGGTTGAGAAATATAATGAACACAGAAAAAGCAATGGAACTGAATGAGATAATATTTAAGACAAAGATAGGAGACTACTTTTATGTGGTCACTAGGTATATGGGTAAGGAAATTGAAAATCCGCAAGTCGATGTCTATCACACCGTTGCCTACCGAGAAATTATTGATGGTGTGGGAGATTATGCAGGGACTAGGATTGCAGGTATCGCAGGTGAGGTTGACATCGAAAGTTGTCACCTTGATTTGTGTGGAATCTATAAGAAGCGTCTTGAAAAAGGCGGCGACTGGGAAGGGCACGACCGCCCACTAAAAAGAAAAAACAAAATTAACAATAACGCATGAAATTATATCAAGTGATAAGTAAGCAAGAGCCGTGGCGGCGCGAGTTCTTTGGAACAAAAGCAGCAGCCAACAAAGCAGCCAAGGAAACGAACGACGATGTGGTGTCCTTTGATGTAGGCACCGATAAGAAAAGCCTCGTGAACTTCTGCGCTTCTTTCTGGACGCTCGCAGTTCAGACTGCTGACGAGAAACCAAGCGGGGTCCGGCGTCCAACCGCCGAGCAGTTCCGGTTCGGCAGCGCCCATGCTAACGCGACTGGAGTGCTCGCCAAAAAGTAATTGGACATTCTGTTAGAAATATGTATAATTCTTTTGTGAGTAAGATAATTGATGTTCGGCATTGGTTTCCTGCCATGCGTAAAGGGTCAACCCGATACGTAATTCAGAAAGAACTAGAAGCCATCGCCGAAGAACGCGCAGGACTCAAGCCGAGGATTGACGCTATTCTCTACCTGCTCAAACAAATGTAACCCGATCCCTGAACCATGGAAGGAGCTACCTTAAACATCACTACCGATAATGAAACGCAAGCCCGTCTCATCTTGTCGATACTCACGAGAGCTGAAGAAGACGGCGAGTTGGACTTCTCTTTTGGATGTCGGATATCGGAAGTCAGAGAAAAAGTTGAATTCGATCACGCGCTTTAACGTGAAAAAAGAATTAGCAGTTTACGAAACGGTTACGCTCGTGCTCACTTCCTTCGTAGCTACATTCCTCTTTATCCACGTAGGGTTTGCGCTGTTGCAATTTCTTACTAAATAGCTTTCGCCGCTCGGGCATGGTATGCAGGGAGATCCTGCAACGGGTTTAGCTAGTTCCTAATGAAACACCCGAGCGGCGACCGCTTTAAAAAATACCAGAAAGTTCTTGTAATCCTGCCCCATTAGGCCATACTGCCAGTATTGAAATGAGCAAAAAGAAGCCTTACAAAATCCAAAGCTCGGCGATTGATTTCTTTCACCGGAGGCAATCCGCCGGATTTAATACCTGTGACCAGTCTGATGCCGGAGTTGGCAAGACCCTCATGGCCATACTCATGGCCAAGAAACTTGGTCGGCCCGTTGCGATCATTTGCCCTAAGTCTGTCATCCCCTCATGGGAACGGGAGCTGGAAGAACAGGGGTTGACTGCTACCTTCATCCTGAACCTTGAGCGGTTGCGAACGGGCAAGACTCAGTTCCTTACCAAGGTAGGCAAGAAGTCCTTCAAATGGCACATGGACCCTGACACATTGTTCCTTGTCGATGAAGTCCACCAGTGCAAGGGGCCGTTTACTCAGAACGCGGCTTTGTTCATAGCATTAATCAAGCAAGGCTTCAGTGTCCACTGCATGAGTGCGACCTCCTGTGAAGACCCGACCGAGATGCGCCCCCTCGGGATGGCTCTCGGTCTCCACTCTGGAGATCAGAAGGTAGCTGGTCTGAAGAGATGGTGGCCTTGGATGAAGGAATACGGGTGCGTCAAGAACGAGTGGGGTTCATGGGTGCTTGAAAACCCCGCGCATCTTCCACGGCTACGAGCAGAGATGTATTCCACAAACACCATGCGCCTCACCGTCGATGACTTCCCTGCATCTTTTAAGCTGAACCGGATATTCACTGTCCCGATTGAGTTCAGAGAGAACAAGAAGATCATCAAGGCTTATGATAGTCTAGGCATTACACCTCAGATTGTGGAAGAGTTTATCGAAAAGGGAACGGTCACAGATAGAGATCACGTTCTGGCTAACATCACTGCTGCCCGTCAGTTGGCGGAATCATTTAAGGTCGTTGACCTCGCCGAGATGGCGGAAGACCTCATGGCCCGTGGCAAGTCCGTTGTTCTTTTTGTCAACTACAAGGACACGGTTGACGCTCTCCGTATCCGACTCAAGTGTGATTGGATTGACGGTCGCCAGACTGGTGACAAACGTCAGCAAGTTATCGATGACTTTCAGGAGGACAAGTCACACTGTCTTGTGGTGAATGCAGCGGCGGGTGGGACCGGCATCTCCCTTCACGACACGGTGGGCAACAGACCCCGAACCTCTTTGATCTCTCCGACATTCAACTGCAAAGTTTACAAGCAAGTGCTGGGGCGGATCCACCGCAACGGCGGCAAGAGCGATGCGGTTCAGAAAGTTTTAGTTGCAACGAACTCTATTGAAGAACACGTTATGACTTCGATCAACCGGCGTCTGGATAACCTTCACACACTCCATGGAGTATAGACACGTAGTCAGGGAAGTATACCCGAGCGGAATGCCCATGATGATACAGGGGGAGATTCAGCCGAATGAGTCTACCGTGAACCCTGATACCTGCGCCTTGTATCCTGTCTTTGATGACAAGGTGCTCCCCGCTTCGCCCATGCTTGATGACAAGACCCGCAATAATATCGCCCTCCGACTCACCAACATTATTCTAAAAAATTAAAATGACATTAGACAAACTGAAAAGCCGCCAAGCTACCGAGCATCAGAAGCGAACCGACGAGATCGTCAAGAACGTAGCCAACCGCAAGTGGACGAAGGACACTCTCTCTAAAAACCTCGATGCCCTTTACATGATGGGGATGCGGCACGGGTGGGAGGCTGCTCAACTCTGCGTCGAGGGCGGGGATTAATCATCGTCCAGCCGGAGGAACCTTGCGTAATTAGCGTGTTCTTCCATGAGTATTCTCAGTCTTTCCCTCCCCACTTCAGTAGACATTAAATCATCTACCAGATTCTTGGGTGGGACAGGGTTCTCCATGAACCCTGTGAACAGAAGCTGGGATCTCCGCTTCCCGTATCTGGCCCCTTTCATTGCCTGATACATATCATTGTTCGAGACGCCCATCCCCCTGAAACCTTTCATGGCGCGGGACAGTTGGCTGTTGATACGCATCCTGCTCTTCCTGATGTCTCGGTGGATTCTTGCCACTTGACCCTCGGTCATCCCTGCGGTTTTCTTTAGCTCCCCAAACTTACGTTGCGCTCTTGTCTGCTCGTCGCGCATCTTAAACACGACTCGCTCAAACATATCGATGGGGGCCTTGGTCTTAGGCACCACGGGCATTGCTTCGTTAAAGATAATGCCGAACGCTGAGTTATCAAAACTCTGCTCGTCCCGCCCGAGTGCTTGGTAAGCCTCGATTAACTTCAGGGGAGTCCTCGGCCCGTAGGCTTCTTCCCCTAGATACCTAGCCATCTTAGCAATCCTAAGCGGTAATGTATCTGTCTCCTCCCAAATAGGATTATCGTTACGCGCATTCCGGTTCTCTCTAATATCAAAGACCGCTCCGGCAAAGATCTGATCGCCGAGATAAGGATCAACGAAGCTGGATGTGACTAGCTTAGTAGCGGCAGTGAGCGGCTCTCCCCGCACGGCGTGTTCTAGGGTCCGCAACATCGGGTCCGCGATAACTGAAAAAGGATTTAAGTAAGTAAGATCCCATGACTTGATGTCTCCGTTGTCTAACTTCTGAATGAAGAAAGTATGATTCCGAAGGTATGGAGGTAAAGACATACGGAACGCTTCATCTTCTTCCTCGCCCATCCCAGAGAGCACGACTCGCAAGAGCGTAGGCACCGCCATACTGAGGCCCCCAGTGACTGCGGCGAACCCTGCCAGCCGTTGATATCCCCTCGCTTTGATGACGGGGTTGTCCGACCCCATCTCTTTGACTCCTCGTCTGATTGTATTGACCGCAATCCGTGGGACTTCAGCCGTGAACCGAACGAAAGGTGCGATGAGCAACCCAGCGCCGGAGCCAGTGAACTTTTTAATAATCGGAAGGGCGCGAGAATATGACTGCGCGGTGTCCCCTATGATCTCTGCTGCTTCACGCTTTAGATCTATTTCCGAGATTTTACCCGCAGCCAGATCTGCTTTGTATGCTTTTCGCAGCACGGCTAGTTCGTGTTCAAAGTAACCAATCTTGTAGAAGGTATCCATGGCCCCTGCTAGACGCGCCATCGTATCCGCTGCGACTCTTCTAGCGTGTGCAGGTGTCTTTTTGCTGGATGCCTTAGACGCTAGATCTGAAAGCTGGGCTTGAACTCCATCAGTTGTTTCTTCTCCCCGAAGCAGCCGGATCATAATCTCCGAACGGACTTCGTTTCCGAAGACATCAAGCCCCTCAAGCGATCTGAGGTATGCGCTAGTCTCGGCCCTGTTGCCTTGAACGGCCCGTTTAATCGCAGAGAACATACTCATCCCCGTGCCAGACATCGGGTTACCAGAAAAAATATCCTTAGCCGAATGGATATATCCCTGCGCGGGGCCGAAGAAGAGCACGTTACCGAGTGCATTTCGGAGGTAGAATCCTAATGAGAACAGAGTCTTCGCAGCCATTGCTGCTCCGGTAAGTCTCTGCGCTACCGCCAAGGAAGTGCCCATCACGGAAGACGCGGCGTCATTGCCCGCCCTCGTTGTCTGCTGGAACATTGGCAAGATGCTATTGTAGATATCCTTCTCAACATACAAACCAGCCAGAGGATTTAGCCCACTGTCCGCCCCAGAATTTTGTATCTGTCTGAAACGATTAGCGTATTTTGTATACCCATCGGGTTCCTTTAGAAGGTCGTTATACTTTTCTTTTGTAAAGAGCCACCCGTTCTCTATTCCTTGTTGCCGCATCGACTCAAGGAAATGCTGATGTGATGCAATCTTGGCTACGGTAGAGAAGGCATAAAGCAGGTTGTCTACGCTGTCTTCTGGAATGTTGTTCGCGCCCATAAGGTCCGCGAGCGGCTTGGGTATTTCCGCCCTGCCTTGCAGGTTCTTAACGATTGCGCGGAGTGCTCCTGTAGCCTGTGGCTCTTTGGTCTTGGGCATTCCAGCCAATGCAAAGGCGGAAGCAAAATCCTCCGGCCCCGTTTCTGTATCATACGATGAGAGAAACTCAGTGATCATCTGATACCCCAGTGACTGTCCTCCTAGCTCTTTGGAGTTGTATACCCTCTCTGCTTCTGCCCGTGCATCTGACTCAGATATCGAGGGGTTGGCAGCTATCTGCCGTCGAGTTTCGTTCTCGATAAACTGGTCGTGCATAAAATCAATCGCCGCAGACCTGACGGCAACGTCCGCTTCCTCATTGGATTTAAGAATGCGATCGACGTAGTCTGTCTCAGAGAACATCCGGTATCTACGGGTGACGTAAAGCCCAAGATTGTTATCAAACTTAACGAGCACCCCTTTATCATGCCGCCCGAACAGGTCTCTTGCTTTTACGGATAGCTCGTCTGTGAGCCGCCGGAGATCAAGAAGGACGTTGAATAAGTCTGGGGACTCTACTTGTATTTGTTTTAAGGCTGCGTCACGGTCACGCATCATTTTATCTTTTCTAGCCGCGAACGCTTTCTTTATGTCGGCCTTATAACTGATGTCGGCTAGATCCTCTTCAGCTCCTTTAGCTGCCTTATTCAACTCAGTCTCTCGCGTAATCGCTTCATTCTTCTTTTTCCTCTCTTGATTGCGAAGCTGCCTGCGCTTACCTGCATCAGGTTCTGTAGCCTTGATGTTGGCGCGTGCGTTGTCATACGCATCTTCTATCTGCGTTATTTTATTTGATAACTCGGCGGCATACTTCCTCTGGATATCAATCTTAGCCTTGTCCCTAGCATCAGCTATCGCTCCGTCAGGGTCAGGGTCAATGTTATTGGTCGTTCCGCTAGCTGTCTGGATTGTTTCCCACGGGGTATTGTCGGGGTCGTAGTCTTTCTCGATCGCCCTCTTATATTTCAAATGATACTCCTCAACTATCTTGTCTCCTGATCTAAGGAACGCATCCCTTTGCCGAGAGAACCGCTGAACTGTGGGGTCAGTCTCCCCGAGGAATAGCTTCTTGAATGTCCCGCCGATCTTATTGAAGCCAACACTTTTTTCGATAAGGGGCAGCTCCAACAATTCGATAAACTCGCTATAGTCTACACCAGCGTCATTAAACTCAGACGGAAGATCAGACACGGCCCCGAAGATGCCGGACATAATAGAGGCTTGCTGCCCCTCGTCGAGAGGACGGCCCTGATCATTTTCAATATCCTGAACCGCTTCGTTAACAGAACTATCAAGCCCTCTCAGTTCACTCAAAGTAAGAATCTTTGCGCTCTCTACTTGAACACCCGACCGTAACGCTTTTGTTTCAATCGCGCCTTCTTCGCGGAACATAGGTTCTTCTTCTGCGATTCTGGCTTTCTCTTGGCGAATTCTATCAAGAGCTTTAGCACTGATACGCATTCTTGCGTTCTCTTTAATTGTCGTGCCAAACAAATTTCTTTTTGTGTCTGTTGCCAAGCCACCTGACACAAGTGTCGCCGGAAGCCCTTTGATAATATCTCCAAGAGTTACGCTTGGCTCTTCTTGTTCTGTCTGCTTGCGTATTTTTTCCCGTGTGGTCATGGGTCTCCTTACAAGAGAAATACCTATGTCCGCCATACGCCGCGCACGGTAATCACTAGCAAGTTCTTCAGAGTTAAAGGTAGGTATTGTTTCCCTCTGATTTTCATATGGGTGCGCTACAGAGTTATAAAACCCGTCAATCGAATCTCTCCCCATGAACACAGTTTCCGGTGCGTCTTCGCTCAAGACGCGGCTGTATGGGCTGAACCCAAATGTCTGATGCATTACGGTCGGTAAATTATTAATATCTTTGACCTTTACCGTAGCTACTTTGATCGGGTTCCCTGAAGAATCTGCTATTGCCTCTTGCGATGTTGCTACCTCTAGCAACTCTAATATACCGATGACATTTTTATTATCGTCGCGGGAATCAAAGATGAAAAGATCTCCCCCTTCAGATTCAGTAACAGGACTGACTGCAACTCCAGCCGAGTTATCTTCGGCCAAGAAAATACTCGCCCCTTCTAAATCAAAGTCGTCTAAACTCTTGTTAGCTTCTTCAGCGGCAGTTAAGAATCTATTTTTAGAAGATTCTTTAGCTCCATCCAACCGGATGTCTGACAAAAGCTCGGCTGCCTCATTAGAAGAAACGTCCAGCATATGCGCTGCCGGACTCCAAATGCCGGATTTTAATCCAGTAACTCCGGCGGAACTAGTTCCGTCAGGATCTCCGCTGGCGTCGGGATCGGATAGTCCGGATGCAGAACTCGAAGGAAGTCGCTTGAGTCGAACTTTTTCTGCGTAGGCCGTATCTTCAGCAACAGAGCGCAGCTCCCTTGGTGTGGCCCAGTCTGGGAAGCCATAGCCTCCAAATCTTTCCTCAATAAGTTGTCTCGCTTCGCCATCGTCAGTTGTTTTATCCCATATTTGACGAGATTCATCAAGGACTGTTTCCTTGTCTTCTTTCTTAGCGTAGCTGGCTTTCTCGCGTTTTTGTTCTGGCAAGAACAATGTCCGTATTTGCTCCCACGTTATTGATTGGATTTCTCGGGTAGACAAGTTAGTCCCGTCTCGTTCGTTGATAAACGCAGCCGCATCTTGATGCGCCTTTAAATTCAAGGCATACGTCCCGTTAATACCAAATTGTTTTGAACCACTACTGCTGATCTTGTCCTCTCCTTTAGAGGACGCAAAATTGTGCGCTACCTCAGTGTCCGCACCAGCAACAGGAATAAAGTAAAGTGCGCTCACTGCATGAGTGTCAATAGTCCCGTCATCTGAATTAGCAGGGTCGGCAATATTGTTTCTAAAGTTTCTTACCTTGTGTTGCTCCCCAAGAAGATCACTATGAACGGCTTCATCAGTAGTCAGCAAAGCGTCAATTGCTTTTTGAATTTCTTTGTAAGACCCCCATCCTACTGCGGCGATGGTGTTTTTCTTTGTTACCTGTAACCCTAGCCTGTCTCCTTCTGGGGATAAGATGGCATAACCACGCGGATGGTTTAGTTGATCAAATATGCGGACGTATCTGGCAGGAAGGGTTTCAGACTCGGTTCCTTTTTTGGCCTGTTTAATTAGTTGCCCCAAAGTCTTGCCGAGCATCATATCGTTGAACTTCTTTGTATCGTAAATAACTTCTTTCTTCCGCTTCTGGAACTGACCCGCTGTTTCAGCGGCACTTTTAGAAATGTTCTCAGCCATTTGCAGTGCTTTATCTGCCATGGACTTTGTATACTTATTCTGTTTGTTCTTGGTGACAACTTCCATGACACGGCCCGCGAGGGACACGTTCTGGAACCAATCCTTCTGCGGGCTTAGAACTGCAAGTGCGGTTGAGGATTGCTCAAGAGTAATGTTATATCTCTTCGCCATATCCTGCGCGATCCTGTTTGCTCCTTCATACCACAGCTTGGCCCGTTCTCTCATAACGGGGTGCATGGAGTCATAAAGATGAACCAAGTTATCGACGGCGAAAGCACTTACGGTGTCGTAAACCTCGTCCGCCAGAGGACGCATCTCATCAAGAATATCTTTGTTTGTTTGCGATCTCCATTCTTTTGCAGCGGCTAATGTTGTTCTGTCCGCACCTCTGACAAAATCAATAAGACCTTTTACGTTGGCCATCTGTGCTTCAGTTCCAGTAAATCCGGCTTCCCCAGTGTATAGCTTGTTGGCTATACGCTTAACGAGGGCGTCACTGACTCTACTCGCAGAATTAATTTCTTTGATAAGCGTTGCTTTTATTGCAGTGGCAGGAAACATCTCCACCCTGCGGTCGTCCAGAGCCTTCAGTTGTTTATAAACAAGAGTATCCTTGCCGCGAACCTGAGTAGGTCGGCCTCTAAGGTTCTTGCGCCCTTGGAACGCTACATACTTGGCGACAGAAACGCTGTTGATTACATAGCTATCCTGCTGCTCGTAGGCTTCAAACGTGCTGTCTTCTGCCTCGCGGCCTTGTGCTGTGTTGACTCTCGATCCGGCGGTGACTCCGATGCCTGACAGATCTAGTGGTGCGTCTACAGGGGAAAGAGATAAAGCATCAGCCGTGATGCCTGAAGACAACATCCTCCCCGAGGAAACCTCCCTTACGCCATAACGGTAGCCCCCGTATTCCAAATCAAGGCGCTCTCTTCTAGATCGTGCGCGTTTCTTATCGGTGTAATCCGCACCAACTTGCAGTCCGGTGTGACGGTCTATGATTTGATACTTTGTTGGTTGAGCTTCATCATCAAGCGTTGTGATCCCTGAAGCGAGCGCAGGCACGCCTGCATCAGGCCGCTCGATAGGCTTGTTCATGTTGATCTGCTTTCTGAATTTCTCTACAGCAGACGCAGGATTGTTTGCATCGAACGGGGCAAAGTTAGATTGAACCCTGAACCCTGATTCCATGGCCCTGATTTCATTGACCATTCGGTCAACAGCCACACGCAACTGCGGGGTGATATCTCCACGAGACCTGTAGTAGCCCAACTTCTTCAAGAAACTTTTGAAGTAACGAATGATATACTGCAACAAGCTCGGGTTAGATCTAAGGAAGGCTACATCTTCTTCGGTAGTGAAACCTCGGGTGACCCGTTGGGCGTGTTGCCGTAGCATTTCTTCAACAACTTGTGATTTCACTTCGGGGTTGCCAGTCCGCCAACCCATTTTCATGCTCTCGCGAACCTCCCCTGCTTTTGCTGAATCATCTCCGTAGGCATCAATCGCCCGATAAGCATCTGCAAGAGTCATGGAGTCCATGATTTCTTGGATCTCTGTAGTAGTAAGCGCGGAAACAGAAGCGGCATGAGCAACTTCCTCATTAATCACTACCGCCAATATCCCCCGACGAGTATGCACAGGGACAGGACGACCTCCATTGCGTTGTTGAAGCTCTAAGACAAGGCCAGACAATTTCAAAGGATTTATCGTCAGGACTCCAGTCTTGGGGTCCACCTCGGCCATGACGGGGATCTCGTTGTTTATTTCTATCTGTGTTTCAGGACTAACAAGTCCTTCAACATAAGAAACAGTTTCTTCGATACGCGAGATTATTTCTTGTTGGGTAGTTGGATCAACTCCCGTTGCGGCTTGGACGTTCGATGCAAGGCGGACCTGTTCTTGCTGCGACTGAATGATGTCGTGAGCTACTTTATTTGCTAACGAATTGGCCGTGACAGGTTCTTTGCGAATCGTGCTGTTGGTCGCGGGAGACGCGGGGAATACCTTATCTGCAATATAGTCTGCTGCGGTTGTGGAAAGAGATTCAGAGTTTACTCTGCCTTCATCTTGCAAAGCTACAAACTCATCCATCGAGATGGTTGCTTTCTTTTTTCTTGGACCTGCCGTGGCAATAGCCGCTTGAGACAGGTCGAGCACAGAAGAAAATATTTCTGTGAACTGAGGAATTTCAGTTTGGGTAGGATTAAAGAACGCGACGATTGCATCAATAGCTCGCTGAAAGAAATTATTCTGTTGGTCAGAAATTACTTTTACTACCGCTTGAAAGTCGGTCGAGGTGAGAAAATGAGCCACGAACTCGTCTATATTTTCTACCCCGTCGAGAACACGAGGGTCGTTGTTCGTGTAACCAACCTTAGTTAACTGAGAGCCGCGCACGTTAAGGCGTTCGCGTATCCCTCGGACCGTTTGTTCCAGAACACCAATCGCGTTGGCTTCTTGGCGAGTCTGTTGAGCCGGAGATTTGCGGGTAACATTAGTTACAAAAGCATGAGTAAGTTCGTGCAGTAGCGTGTCGGCGACCCCGCGCGGGTTATGTCCGCTAATGTTTATTGAGATAGCAGGGGTGCCATCATTAAGAATGTCAAAATTACCTGCGTAATTTTGGTTTGTCTCATCAATAGTAAGCTCAATTGTATTGATGTAGTCTGGCGACTTCAAAAGAAGCCGAGCCAGTGCAACTAGATTCTTGTCGTATTTTTTCTGTGTGCGAGAAGACACTCCGGCAATACGACGAAGGGCTTCAATAATCGAAGACGAATCCCCGCTTTTTAAGCCCAGCGCAGCGATGGCCTCAAGATTAACTTGCTGGACTTCAGCAAGAGACATTGCAGTGGGTTGCGAACGAAGGTGAAGCTCGCCAATAGACCGGCGTATAAAGTTAAAGAACTCGGTTACTTGACCATCAGAAGCCTCTACTCCTCTAAGGGAGCGTATCTGATCTTTTAAGAAAGACCTATATTCAGAATTATTTTGAATTGTCCCTTCAATAGAGTTCGACGACAAAGTCATTATGCGGAGGGCGTCCCTGACAGGGCGACCCATGTCGAACCTGTTACCTTTTAGTTCTTTCTGAAACGTAATGCTGGCCGGATGTGCCCTGCTGTTTCCCTGCGCCATCCACTGAACTAGATAACCCCACAATGCTTTGTTGGATACACGGTCGAAATCAATAGTGGTTGAGGTAAAGACTTCGTTTTGAACCAGATTTACAACCCGAGTTTTTAGTTCTTGGTCACCAGTGATAGCCGCTATCGCATTTGATTGGGCGTCTTTGAGTAAACCTGAAAGCTCAGACGGAGAAAACAGGATAGGATCTTCTTCGGGGTAAGCCGTATAGGTATCTGAAGTTTCAGATTCTGGGTTAAAGTCGGGGTCCGCCTGAAGTTCCGCCGCGTTCTCAGGAGAGACCGTAGACATAAAGACTTCTTTCTGATGATTTAAACGAGCTTCCTGTTCTTGCTGGTAGCGGTTAGCAACTTGATTGCCGAGTCCTTCAAGAGATACGGTGTCACCCCTGAACAAGGCTTCCTGCGCCCTGAGTCTTAGTTCGATAGCCGCAGTAGCTGCAAAAGGCTCAGTCAGGCCCCGCCGTGTTGGCTGTAAAAATTCAGTAACGTCCGCGCTCTGCTCTAACTTTGACATAGCTTCCTCGACGGTAATTTTTTCGTCGGGGTTGAACGGGGAAGAAATCAAGGCGTCAGGGTTTTGGATACCTTCTCCACGGAGAGATGTGACCGTATTAACTAACTCACTAAGCGGGCTATAATCTGGACGAAGTGCAAGCGCACGTTCAGCAGGAGTGAGTGCAGAAACAAGGCCCCGTGACTCGGGAACCATAATGTTAGAAACCACAGTGGTCTCCCCAACTTGTGTAAACCGGAAAGCGGGGTTCAAGGTAGGGGATGAGAGAGCTTCTTCAGAAACTACGATCGGCGTTCCGAGTTCTAACAAAGTCAGCATGGCTACCGGATCGTTGTCAAACTGACCTACTTGGTTCTGGTCAACAAACACTTGGCCTTGCCCGTAAACAGACTTGATTGCTGAACCGTTTGCTGGCTTGGTAATTTTTAGCTTGGGAAATTTTTCTGTTACTTCTTTAGCAATACGTCGGTTTACAGAACGTAAGAATGGCTCGGAGGTAGTCCTCGCATTAACAGGTATGCCTAGTCTTTTTAGCTTGGGGATTGTAACGATGTGCTGGAACCCACTATTAATAAGAAAATTAACCGGCGCTTCAATAGATGCTGGCAACTCTTGTGCCTCTTGCTCTTCTTGTTCTACCGACTGCTCAATTTTAAGTTTCTTGAGCGCAAGAATCCTGTCTTTAAAAACATCCCCCCGTAATTCAGCAGCTTTTTCAGGGCTTATTGCTTTACCTTCTTGAACCGCTCGCCGAAGTCCTTTCCTGACAGGAGACTCAAGACCCGCCGCCATTTCAAATGGCTGCGCTTCTCGGTCCATTTTTCTGTAGCGGGCCTCGGCTTCGTTAACTTTTTGAATCCGCTCAGTATAGGAAGCCTCAATAGCGTCAGCCTCACTTTGACGAGATGGGTCTAACACCAGTTGACGCGCAAGCGGACGAGCGCCTTCAAAATAATCAGGTTCTGTACCTGCAACAGGGGGAACAAGAAGATCACGAACAGACTGATGGTCTGTGTTTTCAACTGAACTTGCTTCTCGAACCTGCATCCCTAACGACCGCATCAGGCTACCTTTAGTTTCAACCGTATTAGGGTCTGCCCCAGACACAACTGGGGTGCTACTTGCTAATGTCTCGGCTACAGCTTCGGCGACCGAGTCAGGGTTAACTGACGTTTCTAGTTCTTGGCTAAACTTCTCGTCAGAAGTAATACCTGATGCAAGAGGGACACCGCTATCTTGAGGGACAAGCGTTCGTGTTCTTTGTTCTTCGAGAATGTCTTCTTGTTCTTGCGGCGTAGGAACTACTGACAACCTTGCGTCTTTTCTTCGTGTGTCTGATGCTATTGCAGAAAGCACTTCTGCGGTTATAGGCGCTCCGTTGTCAGTAAGATCACGCGCCATATCTGTTAAAACTTCATCAAACATCGCCCCCATTTGAGCACTACTTGTTGCCGCCGGTTTTAGCGGGCGTAGAGCAAATTGGGCTACGGGGACACCCGCCCCCATTGTGCCGCCCAAAACAACAGCATGCCATGTTTGTTGCAGCCGTTCTAAAAACGGTGTGTTTTCATTCAGGGCAGCATCAGTTATTAGCCCATTGACAAACTCATCGATGCCCTCCTCGACGCCTTCATCTGCAAAGTTTTTCATTAGTCCTTTTACCCCACCGAAAGCATATTTTTTCATGGTGGTAGAGATGGCTTTTTGAGCCGTCTCGAATAGGTCTCCTTCAACCATGTTGGTTACACTTTTAGCAACCGTATTCATCTGCTTGTAGGTCAGTCCCTTTAACAAGGCGTCTTCAAGACCTCCTTTTCCAATAAGAGAAAATGAGGAGGTAATAATACCTGTAAAAGTTCCGGCCAAAAGCATGGAACCAAGCGCCCTGTCGTGGGCCTCTTCTTCAGTTATGTCAGGGTTTTGCCGTAACTGGTTATACACCGCACCATAAGTTGCTGATCCCGACCTAGTAGCTGCTGGGACAAAAACAGCGGGGGCGATACCAAGTTTAGACGCTAGTTTTCCGTTATAGTTTTTAAGGATATCAACCGCGCCAGATCTAGTTCCTTTAATCAACCCTTCGCCAAGAAGTTCGTCGGCCTGTTCGGTAATGCTCTTCCCCGCTTTTCTTCTGAAGACATTAGAAAATAACGCTTTTGTAACTCCCTTACCTGCTAAGGAGGCCGAAGCGCGGCCCCCCGCTTTCATAGAAGCATAAGCTACAGCACCAGAGCCTCCCAAAGGAGCCGTTCCCGCTGCGAGCAAGGCAGTAAGCCCCACATCTATGAGCATAGGAAAGGCAGTTTCCCCAACGTCTTGCAAAAATCCAAACTCCTCACCAAACACTTCGGCCAGTTGTCGGCGGTTTGAGTTCTTCTGGGCCACTGAAGCCAAGTAATCTTTTGACATCTGCAATCCAAAACCAGCAGGAATCGCATGGATTATTTGACCAAATCCGTGCCACACGGATGCTCCTAGCCCAGACAACCGCTCTTTAAACTCATTGTAGTTATCCTCATCAGCAACAAAGGCTTCAAGAATCCGGTAGTCTTCAACACCCGATGCCCTGCCTGTGATTAAGGCTTTGCTCCATTCATCCGCAACACTGGTTTGAGAAAGTAGTTTGTTGTAATCTACAAACTGCGATTGAAGGTAATTGACCCGTTGCCGGTCCAGAGCGTCTTTAACATTCTGGCTCATGTCGGGGTGGGCAGCGATAGCCTTGTCAAAAACGTCTTTGTTTACCAACGCTTGCGGTGAAACCGAAGGAAGGCCGAATCCTAAAAACCTAATGTTTTTACCGATCTCGTCATCTTCATCATGGAACTCAAACATTTGTTTTTTGTTCGCATTATCAACAGACAACTGTTTGAGAGCCCTCTCGACATCTTCAGGTCGTTTATCAAACTTTAGCGCATACTTTGCAGCAAGTTGCCTGATGTTAGTTCCTCTAGCTTCTTCTATTGCTCTGCGGCGAGCGTTCTCTTTGTCAACATCCTCGCCTTTACCTGAAATCCGTCTGATAAAATTAACTCCAGAACGGCCCAAACCATCGAGCCATTTTTCCATACGGTCTCCGGCGTCATATTCAGACTCCGCAAGCTCTGTTGAGAGCCCGTCTATAATAAGAGAAAAGTCTTCGTCTGCTTTTTGCTCTACTTCAAGTAGACGATAAATATCTGTTAAGTTTTTAATTTTATACAGCGGAATCTCCCACCCATCAGGAGTATTCAGTTGCGCTTTAGCCGCTATAGCATCGGACATAGTAACCCCGCCCGATTTAGAAGATTTGATTGCGGCAACGATCCCCATTCTTTCTGCCGCCTCGCCCACTAAAAGCTCTCCAGAAGACAGTTTAGCCATGGGGATTTCACCCGCGTCTATCATTGCCCGCGCCCGCGCATCCTTTTCGTTGTTTACAATCTCCGTCGCCTTGCTCTTGAGAGGCTGTAATTCTTCCAAGTATTCTGGCGACGGGGCGTCTACGTCTGCGGCAGACAAGTAGTCCGACAAGGTCTGTGCGTCTTCGGTAGACGACAAAGAGTCGCGCATATTGCGAGCTTCTTGATCAAGAGAAACGCTACCTTGAATGGCTGATATCCTTTGTTCTACATCACCAACATTTTCTTCTGTCAGCAACCCTTCTTGTTGCAAAGACTGTGCAAACGCCGTAGAGATTTCTTGTTCTACTGTAGGATTATACGCCTCGGCGTTAATATACTGCTCTCGCAGATAATCTCCGTATTTTACTCTACTTTCAAGTGGGTCATTAAAATTATTTTCAGATGACCATTCGGAGAATCCTAACGGATTGACAGTGGGTTGGGTATCAGTTTGCTCTGACATAGCAGATGCGATGGGATATGTAGTTATTTAGAGAACTATTTAAAAAAACCTGTGCCAGCATTTATTTCAGATGACCCAGTAATAGCTGAATCAGAATCTACTGGGTACACAGAATCTAGCAAGTCGATAGCTTTTTCACTAAGGGCATTGATAAGATAATTTTTACGGGAAGCATCATCATAAAACTTAAATGTGAGATATGTATTTAACACCTTCTCATATTTAGGCCCTTTAAGTTGCCGTTGGGCGATGCCCCGCATTTGTTGTTTTTCGTCGTCCTTCAGAACGAGCTGAGAGGCGACACTAACCCCGTCGTCGTCTCCTCCATCAGAGTCAGGCATATAAGCTGTTTCGTCGCCAAAATTTCTTACAAGTGTAATGTCAGATTTTAAAGCCGCAGTTTGACTCTGTATCTGTTTAGCTCCGTATTGAGATCTAGTTTGTTGTTGTTTAGCTCTGGCTTGCGCTTCCGCTATTTCAATCATTCCTTCTTCTTGCTCAGTAACTAGGCCATCAACATTGGCCATGCGCTTTGCAGCTTCCGCGTCTCCAAGTTGAGCGAGTGTCTGTATCTGCGGCAGATAACGATTATCTTGAGAGTCTTGAGCTTGCACTGAAGACAATGCAGAACTAAACAAACTATTTGTCATTGCGCTTTTTGCCAGCATAGGCTTGTCGGCAAACAAACTGACACGGGTGTCGTTTATACTCCGCACCTTATCGAAAGAAGACATATTTGACTTAGCAATCTGAGAAAGATTAGCTGATACTTGCCCTAAATAATCTGCTTCTTGTTTTTGACGCGCACTTTCTTCACGCGCACTGTCAAAAGCAAGCACAGCACGTTGATAATTTAATTCTGCAATTTCTTCTTTTCGTTCTTCAGCCCGCGTATTTCGTTGGCGGGCCATCAAATAATCACTCTCCCGTTGTGAGAGCGGTCTCATTCCAAAAAAGTCGCCCTTGAGCGGGGCGATGTCGTCACTGTAAGAAAACTCAGCCATTTATACGTTCGTTAAGTCTGATCCATTTGATCTGTAAATTGACGCCCTATAGCCGCATCTTCTTTTCGCCTAGCGTCCTCTGCTCTTTTTGCCGCAGCTTTTCTACGAGCTTCTTCCTCTTCAGCGCGAACAGCTTCACGATAGGCTTGCGTCTGTAAACGTGGCTCTCCACTAGCAGCAGCGGCTGCGCGTAACGCCCCTGCTTCTTTTCGGTAGCCTCTTCTTTCAAGTTCCCGTGCTCGTCGTCTAGCGTCTCCGGCCCTCGTTCCAAGTCTGCGAGAAGGATCTTTTAAACCGCCTACAGAACCACGAAGCGCCGTGCTGGTCCCAAACTCTCGCTTTTGCATTTCTGCGAGGGCATCAAGTCCCGGCGTCTTTACATAGGCACTCGCTTCAGGGGACCGTGGGTCTACGGTAGGGGCGGCTTTTTGCTGTCTTTTAAAGTCCGCATACATCTTGCGGCCTACGCGGTTAAACTTGTCTGCATCCGCGATCCCCGCGTCAATAGCAGCTTGCCTCAAACCAGACATACTTGCGCGAAGAGCTTTAGGATCATTTTGTAGCTGTTCAAAAGAAACCCGCATGGCCCGCGCCAAGGTTCTTCCAGTCAAAGGTTCTTGAGAAACTTCGGGAGCTTCAACAACTTCAGGGGCTTCAGGAGCTTCAGGAGCTTCAGGGGCTTCTGAGGTTTTAGCAGCTTTACGAGATTTAAAAGCAGCGAGCATCGCTTTTCGCCGCGCTAAATCCTCGGGGGCCATAGTAGCTATTATTTCTTCTTTTGTTCGGAGATTCATTTCTTCTGGTCCCCTCCCTAATTCTGCGAGTCCCTGCACTACAGCAGACGTTGCCCGTGCAGGGTCAAGAAAGCCACCTGCAAGCGCACGGCCTACGTTACCAGCAAGCCCAAGATCTTCACCGTATTGTTGCAACGCCTTTTTGCGGGCTTCTTCGCTAGTTGCTTGCCTTATCCCCGAGATTCCCTGAATCAATGCTTGGGCATACGGAGCTTTTTTCAAAACGCTCCCCAGTTTTTTTGCCCGCCCCGCTTCTTTAATAACCTTTGCTTTTTCTTTCGGTGTTCGAGTGCCCCCGTAACCGCGTCCCAAACCACCAGCAGGGATAGGCTTTGACGTAGTGGCCTTAGGTTTTTTAGTGCCGCCGTAACCCCGTCCCAAACCACCAGCAGGGGTAGGCTTCGCAGCAGTAGGCTTCTTTACCTCCGGCCACGTAGATGGCTTGGAGCCGTGCGGTTTACCTACTCGATTGTATATTTTTCCGCCCGCCCCTTTAAAATTTCTGTTTTGTGGGCTATCCGCGTAGACCCGTCCTTTTGGCGCTTTTTTCTTTGCGGCCATAACTTATTATTTTTCCTTGAACTGTGTATTCGGATTGCGGCCTAGACCACGGTATGGAGCCATTGGGGATGTGCTAGGAAGAGTTGAATCCCCCACACCACCAGTTTGAAGCCCCCTGCCATCGTCTCCGGCACTAAGACCTGATTTTGGTTCTGATTTTTCGATGTTGGATCTTTTTTTTGCGTCTCTCAGTGCAGCTTGCCTATCAGGATTTACCATTTGTGTCTGTTGAAGCGTTCTACGTGAATCAGGCTCCTCAACAAAAGGGTCATCATCTTCTTCATCATCTTGACCATAACTGGCAACTTGTGCGTCAATATCGGCTTGCGTTACTGGCTTGCCCGTAAACGGATCGGTCATGTCTTGACCATAACTGGCGACCTGTGCGTCAATATCGGCTTGCGTTACTGGCTTGCCCGTAAACGGATCAAGGGGACCAAAAAATTTAAATTCAGACATACAAAACGACTAAAGTGCGGGATAAGAATATTAGTTAAGCGGTAAAGTGTCAATCCAGCAAAACCGCATCTTGGTTCTGTAATGCTTGTCCCAACTGCTTAATTGTAGTCCGACGGTGGGGGCGACCATCCTTTCTTTCTTCAGGGGGATCAACCGCTACAAGACCAAGCCGTTGTCGGGCACAATCTAATGCCAAAAAAGCGGCATCAGCAAGGTCAGGGCTGCGTCCGAAACGAGACTTAAATTCAGGTTTTGACTCGATTTTTACCCGCAAAGTTCCGCTTTTTACCATGTCATAATTTCGGCTAGTTATCTCTTGAGCCAGATCAGTGCTGACTCCAAATACTTGACGGGTTCTCATCAATTCTTTCCCGACAAACCAAAGCTCAGAAACTCTGTTCACATACAACTCCGTGCCTACCGACCGACTGTTCGCGCTTACCCGCTTGTCGCTGGCTTTTCCACCAAACCCAACCCGCAAAAACCCGCTCCCCCATTCTCCAGATAACACATCGCAAAAAGGTGCCCCTGCACCAGTGGCATCAACGGCAACATTCTCAGGTAAAATATGTCGTTTTTCACAGTGGTCTTTAATCTGTTTAACAATCTGATAAGTCCGAGGAACCGCCTTGTTAGTAGCGTCGTCATTCAAGTGGATTGCTTCTCCAAACTCAATGACGTATTGGCCCGTAGTATCGTATCCCACTGAAGCAGTATAAAGAATTGTCCGGTCTCCCCCGTTTGTAAAAGCAGGGTCAACCCCAGCTACTCTGACGGGAGAACCTTGCCACTCAACTTTGTTCATCGCTTTTGACATGGCTAGTTCGTTCTCGCCATAGATTCCTGTCGTTTCGTCCGAGTCAAAAAAGATAGCGCGAATCATCCGCATATAACCACGAGACTCGGGGCCGAGTAGCCCCTTATCCTCGTCAATCTTTTCCTGAGTAGGTAGCCAAGGATAAAGAACCTCTCCCGCAATTATGTTGGGAGAGCGTTCTCCGTCTAACCGGATATAATCGCCGCCCCATTTGGTCGGCCATCCATCTTCCATACTGGTGTCAACTGAGTCCCACCCATTAATCGGCTCCGACCATACTCCAAAGGCATCAAATCTGCTATTGGGGTTCGACATTCCAATTAGCTGGAACTCAGGGTTCTTAGATAAGTTAGACAACCCTGCTTGCAAAATAGCCTCTGACAGTTCAGAAAGCTCATCCCCGATCAGGATTACTCTTTTTTGTTTAATACCAATAAACTTACCTACGGCCTCGCGTGTCTTTGACTTTTCCGCAGCAATGAGTGAAATCCCCGCTCGTTCAATAAGCGTTCCTTTTTCATCGATGTAGGCAGCATTACCGATCGAGTCGCGGATCTTGATCGGCGCTCCGTCGATTACGGATAATAAAGACATAACCGACCCCCAGATCCTCTTGCGAGCCTCGCGTAACGTGGTTGATGTCATAAGAACAAGCGTATCCTTGGGCTTAGAAAGCCAGTTAATTATCCCCCAAGCGGCCATTGTATGTGACTTGCCAGAAGATGCAGACCCTCCGATAGCCAGATACTTATTATTCAAAGCTGCCCATACCATGTGTTCTGCCCACGGATGTCGGATCATTAACTTTTCAGGAAGATCATCATGGTTCCACAGCTCATCGCAGACGCGCCAAAAATAATATTCTTTTGCACGCAAGTGTTCGTGGTTTGCAAAACCATACAACAAAGCGGTGATAAGACTGGTCGGTGGGATTAACAATCCCCCTACATCCATGCGTTTTGTTTTACCGTCGATTCGTGGTTCGAGTATCTGCTTGATGGAAGGATTGCTTACCGCCATAATCAGATGCGTAGATTACGCCCCAACAAAGTGTCTGACAAACCTAAAGAAAATAGCCTCCAACAAAGAGCCTTGACGTTGTATAAAGCAGACTGGAAGACAGTCTCTATTGCTAGAGAGCTTGGAGTTCACCCCGGCACAGTTCGTCGTTGGTTCAAAAAAATGGGTATCCCCGCTAAAAAGAATGGGCTACACCCACGAGAAGAGGTTCCAGAAGAAACACCTGTTGATGAACTGGCTGACGCAATAGACCATCAACTAGAGGCTACTACAGACGAAGCAATTCTTCGAGCGAGCCACGACGCCCGCAAAGAAGAAGACGCAGCAATTCTAGAAATAGCAGAAAGTCAATCAAGCCCCGCTGATAAATATCAGCACTACGCTGCGGCTACGGGCATTAAACTTATGCGCGACAGTGTAAAGAACTTACGCCCAGCTAAAACTGTCCGTGAACTTTCTGAACTTGACCAATTCATACGCCGAAATCTTGGCCTTAACGCCAAGTCAGGAGGGAGTGGTAAAATGCAAATTGATATTTCTATCCTTAATAATACCAAAGCTGACCGAGGGGGCGGAGCAGTTAAACCGATTATTGATTTAGACTAATGATTTTTAACCTTGATTCCGGCGCTCCTGAATTTGAAGGAGCAAAATATGAGCCATCAGACGACCCGTATTTTTACAGGCAAAATGACCCAACTTGTTGGACTTCGTTTATTGAAGAACCCGACAACAAAGAAAAGAAAAACGGGATCATGTTGTTTAGCGAACTAAAAGAGGCGTATGTAGGAGTTATAGAACATCCGCGCAATCCTACTGTCGCATGTTATTCCCTCGCGGGAACCCGCATAATCCTCAAAAAAGAACATGGCCTTAACGAAGAAGAAATTGAGCTGGCCTTAGATCAACTAAAGTCGTGTGACTTAGGACCGCATACCCCGTGTTTTCTTGATTCTACCGCCCTTGAAGGATGAAACTCTTTAAGCAAAGAGAAGTGGAAACTAATCCTACTGTTTTAATTCGTGAAGACTATCCGCACAAAAATGACTTTGCGTTTACCAAAAGAAAATTAGTTGGGGTTTTTTTTCGCGTGATTCCTAATACTGCAAAGGAAGTTTTTTTTATTCAAGGACTAGCTAAAAACATTACGGTGTTCACTCCTGATTCAGGCAATGGACTGATCCTTTCTCCTCCGTGTTTAAAAGAATATGCACAATGATAATCGGCGTAGACAACGGACTAGACGGGGGGCTTTGTGCAATTTCAGACTTTGACGGTGGGGTGGTTGATAAAATCCCGATGCCTACAATGCAGAGGAGTAAAAAGCGTGAAGTTGATGCGCGTAAAATCAATGAGTGGTTAATAAACCTGCACACGCCGTTTACGTTAGCTGTAGAAGAACCCCTCGCTCACGCAAAGAGTTCACAGGCAGTTCGCTCAATGGCATTAAGTTTTGGCAAAATCGTAGGAATAGCAGAAGTAAAAGATTACGATCTTGTTAGAGTTTCGGTCCACAAGTGGCAGAAGAAAATGTTGGGTAACGTGCCAAAAGGAATGTCTAAAGTTGCAGCTCTAAACGTAGCGGAGCGACTTGCCCCCGCAGAAAACTGGCTAAAAAACAAGCGTTGCCGCACTCCACACGACGGGATGGTTGATGCGTATTTAATTGCTAAATATATTTTGACAGAGCGGTCTAAGGATGTATGATCGAGGCTATGCCCGATTCTCACTCAGATAGAGACCACGCTGAATTTTCTCCTTCCGCCCTGAAGTATATAGCGGGCTGTGCTGGGTTTCACGGAAGAAGCGGAACAAACGCTGCTGCTGAAAAAGGCACAAGGATACACGAAGCGTTGGAAGTCGAAGACTCTTCTAACCTTCAAAGCGAAGAAGAAATTTCAATCTATGAGCAAATCATGGAAGAGGAAAAAGCATTTCTTGCTAACTACGCGCAAAGCAAGAGGGTGTTAAAAGAAGATTTCAAAGAGATTCAGTTGACTGTCGAGTTAGAAGGAACAGAAACTTGGGGCACTTGTGATCGACTCACTGTCTTTAACGACGATACGGCTGTTCAGGCCGACTACAAGACAGGGATCTCCATGATCGATCCACCAGAAAAGAACTGGCAAGCCCAAGCGTATACCGTTGGGACTTTTCAAAAGTTCCCTGAGATTAAAGAAATTACGTTTGTGTTCTATGTTCCTGTAAGGAACGAGACTTTGTTCCACACATTTAAAAGAGAAGATATTCCGGTTCTTGTTAGAAGACTAACAGAAGTGATTAAGAGGGGAGAGTCTGTTAGGCCCAAGTGGGAAAACGGAACCCCAGAACTTGCTGACCTTACACCTACAGTTAATTGCCGGTTCTGCCGTCACGAAGACGCTTGTCCAGCTTTAGGCGGGGTAGTGGTTTCAGTAGCAAAAAAGATAAATACGGATCTACCAGACGTTGATCTCGATGAAGTAGAAGACCCCGAAGTAATTGAACAGTTATGGGTAATCGCGAAGATGGTTTCTAACTGGGCCGACAGACTAAAGAAACGCGCCGTAGCCATGGCAAAAAATGGGACTGAGTTTCCTAGCTTACGCCTTAAAAATATGGGGACCACAAAGAAAGTGGAGGATAACATTAAACTGTTAGAAATCGCCGAACAGTTTGGGATGGGCGCAGAAGAAGTTATTGAGGCAGTTAATTTGCCACTAGCAAAAATAGCTAAAACGCTCGGCGACAAAGCAGAAAAGGGAGAGCGGAAAAAAATATCTCAAGAATTTGTTGACGCCTGTGAAGACGCGGGTATTGTCACAACATCTCAGGCGAGGCACACCCTCTCCTAATCAAAGAAACAAGAAACAAGAAACAAGAAACACAATGGCAGGTAAACTTAAAGAAGCCACCACTACGGAAATCATGTCTCCCGCGAGCATGATGATTGAACCAAGCGACATCGAGATCCCAAGGATTAATGTGGTGCAAAAAACATCTGAGATTGATGCCCCTTTTGGAAGCATTGTCGTAGACAAACAATTCGTCATCGCAGAACCGGAGACGAATGTTTTGGCTGTGCCAGTCTCGGTAACTAAGGGATGGCGCGAGGACATCCCGTATGACGATGATGAGGTTCCTCGAATTGCGTATTCGCAAGAAGAGCGCGATTCGATTGCCGCATCCTCGGATTATCCAATGTTAGAATTTGCTGACATTACTTTGGCTATTGAAAAGCCGGAGGATACGGAAGTAGATGCTGCATTTCCGTTCCCTATTGGGGACAAGTTCTACGCACTTGGTCGTATTAATGTTGCTAAGGATGCGTATAGGCAGACTTTCAAACGTCTGGCTACGTTTACCTTGTTCAACCCCGAGACCCCTCCGTCTACTCGTTACTGGAATTTTGCATCTTCGGTAATTAGCAGGGGGAAATATTCTTGGTACGCTCCAAGCCTCACTTTTACTGACAAAAATACGAGTGAGGCCGTGCAGAAATTCGCCAACAACTTTGCAAGATAATGGCGGACTTTGACGAAATATTAGTGGAACAGGAAGTGACCATGCTTGGGGGCATGATTGACGAAATCGAAAAATCCATCGCTTCAGCTCACGAAAGTAAGCGCAAACTTGTGGCCGTCCGAAAAGCATTAGCAGGTGCAATCGGGGTGGACCTCCCAACCGAAGACAACAATCAGTTAGACCTGACTTTTGTCGTGGACGGGAAGAAAACTGAGGTGGAGAAAGACGAGGACTAAAAGATTGGGTATTGTGGCGGGGCAGTTAAGGTTAATTAGTGTATCCGAAGCTGTTCTGGTTAAAGCATCGCCCTAGCCGTAATCACATAAAAGCGGCTATAACGCCCCCCACTGGTTTTCATTTTTTCCAGTGGGGGGTTTTTTGAAGCTATGAAAATCTACGCTCTCGACTACGAGACTTACTACGACAAAAGATGCAGCATAAAAACACTCGGCCCAATGGGGTATTTTTCTCACCCCGACTTTGACGCTTACCTGCTAACCGTAAAAGGAACTGACGGAACCGAATTTGTTGGCCACCCAAAAAAGTTTAACTGGGAGTTATTAATTGGTAATACAGCACTGAGCCACAACGCATCGTTCGATGAAACCTTATATCTATATGGCGCTACCCAAGGATGGTGGCCGGAAGTCAGGCCGCTTGTCTGGCACTGTACAGCCGATTTGGCGGCGTATGTTCGCTTGCCTCGGTCGCTTAAAGGAGCGTCTCATGCAGCTTTTGGATTAGAAATTGACAAGACCACTCGCGACAACATGAGTGGCAAGCGGTGGGAGTCGATGACAGAAGAGTTCCGCGAAGAGGTTAGCGCCTACGCGATTAAAGATGCCGAACTTTGTCTACGGTTGTGGGAAGAGTTTAGTGACCGCTGGCCGGAAGAAGAGAGAGCAATAAGCATCTTGAACAGGAGGATTTGTCAGGGCGGAATCCCTATCGACACGGATCTCCTAAAAGAACAACTGGAGACGATAAATGAGAAATTGTTCGAGGCAGAATCTCGTATCCCATGGCTCGGGAATAAACCACTCTTGAGCCGTGCGGCATTTGACGAGGAATGCCAGAAGGTTGGGCTGGAGCCTCCTGCGAGTCTGGCAAAGACCAACCCTGAGAGTAGGAAGTGGATTGAATATAATAGTCAGAAGCACGACTGGATTGAAGCTACTCAGAACTGGAGGCGGATCAATGCACTCAAGAAAAAGGTAGAGAGTTTCGATGTAGCGACCATGCCTGACGGAAGATACTACGGCGGCTGTATGTATTTCGGGGCGCATACAGGGAGGTTCAGTGGGAGCGGAGGAAACCTTAACCTTCAGAATCTGCCTCGTGACGAAATGTTTGGGGTCAATCTTCGTCACCTTATATCTACAAAAAAAGATAAACGGTTAGTGGTGGTAGACTTGAGTCAGATTGAAGTCCGAACGCTGTGTTGGCTGGCGCGAGACACGGAGATGCTTAAAGAAATTGAAGCTACCGATGATATCTATGAGGCTTTTGCGATCCGCTTTCATAGGTGGAAAAAAGAGGATGGCTCACTTAAACAAGACCCCAAACTTAGACATAAGGTAAAGGCTATGGTCTTAGGTTGCGGATACGGGGCGGGGTATAAACGGTTTGGTGAGATGTCAGGTATGGACGAATTTGAAGCAGATGCCGCTGTTACTCGTTACCGAAGGACGATGGAAAGTGTGGTCCGTTTATGGAAAAAGTATAACATGGACATTAACGGAGCTTATAATCTGTCACAACAGGGGATGCCCACCCCATTCACGGTGGACTTGCCAAGCGGACGGGTGCTGGACTACGGGTTGATTTCTGCGGACAAAGTTGAAGGGGGCCGGATTCAATACACGGCTCATTTTCCAAAAGGGGTCAAGATGGTCCCCATAAAATTATGGGGTGGTTTTGTAGCCGAAAACGCTTCTCAGGCACTCGCCCGCGATATTTTTAGTGATATGCTTGTCAGGGTTGCAGCCGCAGGGCATAACGTCATAATGCACGTTCACGATGAGATTGTTGTGGAGGCGGATGCGGACAACGCGGATGCCGTGCTGGAAGACGTTATAAAAATAATGTCTACCCCGCCGGAATGGATACCAGATATTCCCCTCGACGCTGAAGGGACCACGCTTACCAGATACACTAAATGATTTACAGACACATTGAAAATTTGCGGTCTGCCGCAGCGAGTAAAGCAGTAGATATTTCTAAACTACCCTACAACGTCCCTAAGTTTTCATCAAAAGCTGAATACCGAGCGTGGTGTGCGGATAACAAAACAAAGCACGTATTTTACTCGACTGTAGAAGGACGCGCCCCATCAAAAAGAGTTTCAGCGGAGAACCCTCCTAACAAGATATATGGGATAGTTGCTGACTACGACGCGCCAGTAAACTGGAGCATGGTGGACGGAAAGATATCAACTGTCTGCGCCGGAGCATTGCCTACGTGGAGATCTAAAACGTACAGTGGGTATATACGACTCGTATGGGAGTTTGCAGAGGGGCTTCCTATTGCGCCAGAAATGGTAGGGCCGTTTGCTAAGGAGATGAAACGAGTTCTCCGGCTAAATAAAATATTTGCTGGGTTCGACGAGACCTCCTTAAACCCATCGCAGTATTTTGAGTTAGGGACGGAGTGGACATCAGTCGGCCCACAACTCGGCAAGAATGTCGTTCACACGGCGTTACTAAAATCTGCGGAGACAAACGCGCCACAATCGGGGGACACTTCGATTCCTATCGACGTTGTAGCAGAAAAAGTCAGAGCCGATTATGGTCATCGATGGATGGGCGCATTTGAGATCGGGAGCAGGGGACCGTTGTTTTGGATTGATGACGGAATTGATCGTGAAGGCTGTCAGGTCAGCGAAGACGGAATAATTTGCTACAGCGATAGAGCGGGTAGGGGGTTCATGTCGTGGCGAGACATTTTTGGAGCGGGATTTGTAGAGGCGTTTGAACAAAAGAAAATGGGCAGCTTGCTCGATGAGTATTGGTTCAACGGCAAACGATTCTTCAAACTGTTGAATAACTTGGCGGTTGAGATCCCCCGAGAACAACTCGTCTTGGAACTGCGACAAATGGGATTTTCTCCGAAGCAACAAAAGGGCAAGCCGTTATCTGAGGTGGAGTCAGCAATCCTTGTTATAAGCAACCAGAACAGAGTTCACGAAATCGCCCCCGTGGTTTTCTCTAAGGACCGTATAGTCGAGTGTAGCGGAAACCGAATTTTAAACACATCCACTATTGAGCCAGTCGAGCCAGCAGACGATGGAGACCCGAAGAACTGGCCCTTCCTTCACACATGGCTACATCAGTTGTTCGAGGATTCTACTCCACGCCCAACTATTGAATATTTTTTTGCATGGATGAAGCGGTTTTACGAAGCCGTTTTAGACAGGGAGTCACGGCAAGGACACGCGCTTATTCTGGTCGGACCAACCAACAAGGGAAAGAGCCTTTTGTCTAACAGAGTTATCTCCGGTCTTGTCGGCGGTTTTTCCGACGCTTCCGATTACCTGTCGGGGCATACCAAATTTAACAAAGATCTGGGGCGCGTGGCGGCTTGGGTTATCGATGACACGACAAGTGCCAGCTCATTTCAGGACCAAAGAAAGGCAACGGAGCTAATTAAGCGGGCCGTAGCCAACCCGCGTATTGAATACATGGCCAAGTATGCGGATGCCCTTTCTATTCCGTGGGCAGGGCGGGTAATCCTGAGCCTAAACATGGATGCTAATAGCCTGTCAGTGATACCCGCCCTAGACAGTAGCAACCGTGACAAACTCATGGCTCTAAAGGTACGAGATACTGCTACCAGCAAATTTCCCCCCAACAAAATTTTGGAGAAAACAATCAAGGACGAGCTACCTTATTTTGGGAAATGGTTGGTAGATTGGACAGTCCCGCAAGAAATCGAATCTTATGGGCGCTTTGGCATAGTTGGATTCATTGACAATTCAGTATCTTCAGCCGCTTATGACAACTCCAGCCGGTCGGCGGTTGCGGAGCTTGTCGAGTTCTTTGCAAAAAAATGCCGCGCTCTAAATACGGCTCACAGGACATGGGAAGGAACATTGACCGAGTTCCAAGTAACTCTTCACGATTTTAATAACGGGCGATGCGTTGGCATGTCTAACAACCTTGAATTCGTTCGACGGGGGATGTCCACTCTTGAGGAAGCGGGTAAAGCTAACGATAATATTCGTCCGGTAAGGTCGGTAGGACATGGCGGGGGTAAAGTGTGGTCGATCAGTATCGAAGAAAAGTATGATATTATTCCCGATTTAGTCTCGGCGTCATAAAGACATAGGGGACCGGAGAGCAGAGATAGGGATGTGATAGCCTGACACTTTGTAAGCAAAGCCGTAGTCGTCTTCTTCCCCCTTGCGCTTGAACTCGCCCTGCTCTAGCAAACGATTCTTAGTTATCCAGCCCAACATCCAAGCGCGAGTCAGATCTTTACGGACGCGGACAAAGAAATAATGGCTAGCTTTAAGGGGTTTCCCTTCAGGGCAAACAACAGAAGCTGTGTAATGAGGCTTTGGTTTATCGTGACAGGTCTTTGACTTTACATCAATTTTTCTATTCCCCAATAAGTAGTCGTGAGTGAGGCTGTAATTACCAACATACTTCGCACTAGAAAAAAGAAGCTCGAAGCCTATCTCGCCAAGAAAGCCGGTCATGCGACCCGCACCACGAGTAAACGAATTGGGGAGAATACCAAGATTTTGGCTTCTTTCGAACGCTTGCTTTACGTTCTCTGAGTTCGGGGTGAACCTTATGAGCTTACCGCGTTTGTCTTTTGAAAACTGACGCGGCAGTTTTTTCTTCATCACCAAAGATGTTTACACGCCCAGTATCTTGCTGATGTTTTATCTTTTGCAGTGGCACAATTATGCCGCGCTCGGAAGTTAGCCCGACGTTTTGGGTTTTTGTGCTTTCGGAAATCAGAGTAATCACGATGTCCGTAGGAAACTTTTTTAATTTTATCCCCTTGTTTTCCAAGAACAACAAACTTCTTTTTACTCCCTTTAGGGGCGCGTTTTGGTTTGTTAAAACCCGCAAAGGTTTCCCCATGGTATTGTATTCTACCAGACGGCAACCGTTTGAACTTTTTAGTAGCCACCCCCCATTTGCCTTTCTACTGCCTCCATAAAAGACTCGTCTTTCTTAGCTGCTTTCTTAGCTGCTTTCTTAGCGGTTTTCTTTTTGGCTGCTTTCTTTTTAGGGGCTGAATGGCCATATCCTTTTTTCTTGAGCGCAAGATGCTGCTCGTAGGTTTTAGCGGCTACAGCCTTTCCCGTTTTCGGGTCATACATGTTATGTGGTTTAAAATCTTTTTTCTTCATGTTAATTATCGTTTTGAGGATTTTAAAAAAGCTCGTCGCTCTGCTTCTGTGTATTTAGCACGCTGTTTTCCCTTTGCAGTAGCTTCGCGTTTTTTGCGGTTGCCCGCTGCTTTTTGTGCAGAAGTCAACATATTCCTAGCCGCTCGGGGTAAGTAACGCTCCCCTGTTTCAGAAGACTTTTTGCCAGAGCTGGTTCCCCAGTCTTCTTTTGTCCAATTTTTCAACGACTTTTGTGACTTCTTCAGGGCCATTATCGGTATCCTCCTCCTTTAGCTTTGTATTCACGGGCGAGCATCTGCGCTTTACGCGCCGACCACTGACCACTGCGTCCCCCTTTTGATCCGGCTTTAATTCGTTCAAAAAGTCGTTTACGCATACTGGGCTTAGTGTAATTACCCGCTTCGTTAACTCTGGATTTCTTTTTTGACATTGGCTTGGAATCTTTTTGAAAATCGCTCCCACGCTGGAAAATATATTTCGTCTATGCAACGCACTATACTTTCTTCTTCGTAGGACTCTGAATAACTAAGCCCAGAGATAGCAAGTGCTGCGTGAAGCATCTCGTGACGAACGGTGTCGTGAAGTTCTTTTCCTCTGAGTGTTTTATCAATAGTAATAAGTTTTCTTCTGTGGGAATACATCCCGTAACAATCGTCGTCACCTAAATCTCCTAGACGAATTCGGACCCGAACACCGCCTACTGTTATGCTTTTAGGGATACTCATTCTTCGGCATATTTCTTTATCGCACGGGCAAAGACTCCTGCTAATTTGCCCCGATTATTATTTATCATCGCCCACTCGTCGGCGTTACTACCAAAGAATGGTTCGGCTATGACTGCCGGAGGTCTGACTTTTCGTAAAAAATACGAACCCCTTTGTTTAGAAACTCTAGGCTTCGCTCCTCGCGATGTCAAATCAGGATACGATTCGCTCATTTCATCCCTCAAATGATACGCTAATTTGCTGCCTAGTTTACTTGAATGCCAATATAGCCACTCGTGGCCGGTAGATTTAGCACCGGCTGAATTAAAATGAAATTCTATGACCGCGTCCACCTGATCTTCTTCTAACTTCTTAGCTAAATAGTTAATCCCAGCAACGTAGCTTTTAACTGGATACTGATCGTAGATTACAAAATCTACGTGCCCTTTAAGGGGAGTAGCTACTCTACGGACAAGATCACGGTTAAAATCCCACTCCGACAAAACATAAACGCCCGCGCTGTAAGCACCTTGGTCCCCTAAACGGGAATGCCCTACTGCCAAACCAATTTTCATTTTTTAAGTAACCGATAGAGAGAGGCGACACCCACTGCGATACCAACTATGAGAGAACCGACACGCAACCAGTATTCAAACTGCTCTTGCATACTCGTAATCAGACCGATGACCGGAGCGGCCATCCCTACCAAAGAATCGAATATTCGCGTGTTAAAGATCATTTGCTACTTGCCGATAATCATCGCACGACGATAGGAATAATCGCTGTGAAATCTGTGCTCGTCGCGTCCTACAAGGACACCCTCTTTGAATTGATATGATCTACCTTTAATCAACGTGATCGTCGGCGGATCGTATAACGCGCTGTTGTTCGCGCTCGATGCGTTGGTGTACGCGCTCGATGAGCAGCTTGCTATGAGCATCGCCAACGGCAGCGAGGCCATCAAGCCTATCTTCGAGAGCGTCGAGATGTCGGTCTCTTTGCAGTCGGACATGTTCGACATAAGCCTGTAGAGCTGCGGTTAAAAGTTTAAAAAAATGGCTCACTTGCTTTTAGCCTTGCCCACGTTGAGCGCGAGCCACGAAATAACAGACGAAGCGCGGGATACCCACTTATTGTCGCTTTCGTTGGGAGTCAATGTAGCGACAAGAGACGCCACGGCGATTACACTCGCTGCGATTTGTAACAGGGTGTCTACATTATCTGTGATGTATTGGATCATAGTAGGGGTTACATTATGTTGATTGTGCGTCCGCCTGCTCCAGCAGGCGAAACACGAAATACTGGTTTGGCTGCTCCACGGTGGGCGTCTAGTTGCTCGTCTAGCAAAGCGCGGCACACGGACCAGTGGTAATTAGCTCGCTCAATGTCAGCGTTTTCTTCAGCAATAGAACCAAGAAGCGAATGTTTGATCGCGTTGAGACTAGAGATGTAGACAACGTCCGTGCTGCTAAGAAGTTTTTGAAACTTGCGTTTAAGCAACAACCGAAGTTTTAGGGTTTTGTTGTTCCGGTTATCAATGCGGTAACGACGATAACGGGTAACTTGATTGGCTTGTTGGAGCGCGTTAGCTGCTACGAGCGTCACTTCGGGGGACGAGCCTGTTTCAACCCACAATAGTTGAACGGGCTTGGATAGCTCGGTAGTGTCTACCCTGATTTCACTAATGCTTGTAATGTCGGTAGCATGCGTGTTCATCGCGGACGCACTCGACAAAGTAAATTTGCCCCCGTTAGTAGGAGAAGATGAATCTTCGTCTACCGCAGGATTAGACGTATCAGTCCCGTCTGAGTAAGTAACAAAGACAACCCCAGAGGAAGGAAGGTTTCCATCAGGGCTAATCGGAGCCAGCCGCAAGCTATAGGTCTTACCATCTACAGGCTCCTCGACAGTGGCTGAGTAGCCGTCGTCAATAATGCCCATAGACCCAAGCGTGTGCTCTCCGGCATCGTCGTCCCGACCAAGCAGTCGGTAGTCGTGGTATTGGCTGCGGACAGTTCTCGGGAAAGAATAATCGGTGCTGCTCCCATCGCTATCGGAAAGAGCCGAAATAATTGATTCAGCGTTGTCGGGGATAGTAAACGTGCTGCTCGTAGTGGTGACGACATCCTCAAAAACAAGGTCTCGCCACATACCCATATTGTAAAGTCTGGGTAGGGCCAGATTAAGCTCCTTCAGGAACTGGGCGGAGTTAGCGCCCTTGGACCCGCATACGTCTAGCAGGGCATCCTCGACGCCTTGAACAGTCAATGTGGCCATGACTGACGCTACCAGAATAGGGGTCAAGGGTCAAGAGTCAGGCCGATGGGCAAATGATTTGTAACTATGCCCCAATTCTATCTATAACCGTAGGAGACCAAACGACATCGCTAGAAACCTTTTGCGTTATTTGACCCCCGTCATTTACAGTTCCTAGCTTAATAGAATAAATTCCATTGTCATTAGCGCCCGTTATCCCGTCGTCCCCACTTGCGTTTCGCCTGTTTGTAGTCGAATTTCCCAGTGGAACCTCGTCGATGTCGTCATTAGCTGGCTCTCCCACTTGAACCCAACAATGAGTAACTTCGCTCCCTGCCCCTTGCTCAAGGTCCGCTTTCCAACAAAGATACACATCTCCGTAAGAACTTAGTTGGTGGTATATATTAGGAATAATAGCGTCCATAAAGTCGCCGTCTTCCGCGTCAACTTTGGGAACTTGTTGATTAATTTTACCGACTGATTCTTGTCCTACTTGAGCACAATAAGTTATTTGTCCGGTTACTGTATGGTTCAGAACCCCGCTTGGCGCGGAGGATGATGGGTCAGAAGCGTCTTTAACACCTGAGTGTGTTAATGTTTCTGAGCCAGCAGACCCTGTGTTGGATGAACTTTGACCAGTTGTAAAACCACCGTGCTTGTGGGTGTAGGCAGATCCTTGTGCGGCAGTTCCCGAACTATCTGCTGCACTTGTGTAGATATCTCCCGTGTTCCCTCCACTACCCTCTTTGCCATAACTAGCGGTCGCAGTATCAGAATGTGTATGACCATCGTGAGTATCTTCAGCTATGTTATGGGTGTGAGACCCAGTTGTGTGCTGGTGGTTGGTCGTTGTATGTGAAGAGTGAGAGTGATCAGAGTGCGCGTTTACGGCAATAGTGCTGGTTTCAAACTTGAACTTTAAAACGTCAACACGCCAATGAAGTTCCCCGTAAGCAACTTTAGCTCCGCCGTCACCGTGCATAAGGGCAAACGCATGGGGGCGGTGCAAAAGTTCAGGGTCTTCAGGAGGGATAGTTCCAGCATCAAAATCCCCAATAACAGATCCTTCAGGGTAAATGGTAGGGGGGATGTCTTCTAGTTTGGCCATCAGGACGGATGGTAGACTGAAACAACTTCAAGAAGATACCCACCACGGAAAGGTCTCTGGTTAACAGATCCAATAAAAGGATTAGAAAGGTTCCCCCAATCAGTCGGGTCAGACGCCCTACACCAAGGTTTGGGAAATGCATAGTCCCCCAGCTTGTAAGTCGGGTGTTCCGTTCCGATTAAGTCAATCAAGGTAATCGCCTGAGTAAGAACATTTCTAACGCTCACGTTGTATTGAACACCACTGTATTGTGCGCTGACAGTCTTAAAAATTGTAGGATCAGGTAAGTCGCTCCCCGTAAACTTCGTTTTTTTCCACACCTGTTTTACAGTCATTTTGGTCGGTATGCTGAAGCCGTCCTTGCCCTCCTTCATTCGAACAGTCACCGTGGTCTTGCTGGCTCCGTCTTTTCTGTTGGCCTTGTTAAAATGAAGTTTGTCAACAACAGCGGGCCATGTAAAATTTTGCCATGTGTCGTAATCGCGTACAACTTTTCCGCTATACAGATCCGAAAGCCCCTCCTGTGGTATAACATCCTGAATGGTAATCCGCCACCAGTCGTGGCTGAGTTGCTGGGTTTCAAAGTTTTGACCCGCAGTGCTCAACCCCCAATTAGCTTCAGCCTCGTAAGCGGTAGTTCCGGCTTCTCTAGCTCCCGCAGGAGTCGTAAAGGTTTCCCCCCGATGAACTAGCTTCACAACTGTTTTTAACATACCCCCAGTAGCAGGATCTAACGACTGCGTAACAATATCAACTCGCTTTATATAAACACGCTGCTCAACAACAAACAGGCCGTCTAGCTCTTGGTCCCCAATGCGCTTTTGCTGGCGCGTCATCAGGATGTAATCAGTTGAAACTAATTCTTCGTCGGTCGTAGACCCCGCGCCGTCGTGGTATTCCACTATACTTTCGGCGGCAAACTGACTCGTCGGGTCGGGCATAGCGTCACCCGCTTGGTATTCTGAGTCGGTATCTGTGAAATCAGATCTCGGGATAACATAGGTCCGAACAACCGTGTCATATTTATTGCCACCTAGATCGGCCTGACTGTATTCAAAATTGTAATCGTCTTGGAACTCACGTTCCGCAGCGTAGTAATACTGAAAGTACAACCCTTCTCCGTCTGCTTGTTTAACGAAGCACAGTTTATGTTTGGGGAAATTTTCTGTGTCGGGGTGAGCTGTTCCGTAACTGGGGTGAGATTTGTAAACACGAGATGTGCTTGTGGTGGATAAAGTTCCCACGCCCGCATACCCACTACCGTCTTTAATTGAACGAACAAATATCTTAAAGCTATTAGAATCGGGGACATTGACTACCTTGTAAGAACCGTTAGGGCTTATGCCCGAGAATCCCAAGTTTTCAACAACGACAACATCATCGACGGCCAATGAATGGGACGCGGCAGTCAACGTCAACAATTCACCGACAACAGAGCCGACCCCGTCATGATCGGGACCGTGATACCCGCTGGATACTGCTAAGTTCTGAGTAGCCTTTGACGTACTCGTTATTGTTGTAGCCGCCCCAGCCCCAACCGTCTTCGCATCAACCGTCTCAAAGAACAACAGGTCCGCAACGCTCGGTGAAACGAACGAAAGGACGCTCTGGCGTTCTGGCGACGGTTGATTGCGGCGGAGAGCCATGGTTCAGGTTACGGGGTGTCTACCTGAGAAGTCCAGTCTGGTCCTGCAAGCTCCGCGAGAATCTCTGCGTGGGTGTAGGTGTCCATGCCTTCAAAAGGCTCAGGTGTCTCGTTGTCCCACTTGAGGATGGTCTTGGTTCCATCTACCGATAGACGGAGGGTAGCCTTGGAGGATTCAATGGCGGCATCAATAAACGTATTGCCGACCACCACTTGCTCCGTAGTCTCCTCTCCTTCTTCGTCGATGACTACCTGTTCTTCGGTAATGTCTCCGGCGTTGATATCTGCTAAGGTCATTATAACCCATTTTCTATTTTCGTAACTCATGGTTATTAATAAGGGGTATCTGTTTGTATGTCGCTGGCGCTGTCCATATTGGTCATTACTGCTGCGCCTCCGACTTCTTTGAGTGAGATGTTTGAAAATTTAATGAACTTTGTAGCGTCTAACGCGCTAGTCGTGCGAAGGATAGGGTTAGTGGCGTGAGTTGGCACAAAGTATAAAACCTTTGTTCCGTTTCCACTGGTTGCTACTGTGTATGCTGACCCATCATAGACTCTTACGGCAACGTCAGAGTCATCTGTTTCAACATCGACGGATATTTTATAAGTGGCTCCTATTGTAAGGGCAGCAGAGGTAATGCTTGTGTTTGCTCCTCCTAGATAACTGGTTGCGGCGTTAGTGCTTCCCCCAGACGAAGGTCTCGTAAACTTTGCAAAATTACTGCCGAATTCTGCTGTATTGCTTCCTTGCCAACTGCCTGAAGCGTATGCGTCTGCCTTCACCAGCTCTGGACCGATGTATTGCCCACGGAGCTGCTTAAGAGACACGTTGTCAATTGAGCCAACAAACCCAGCGCTGGCATTAAAATTTAGCCGTGGATTGGTGCTCGTTGTAGTGCAGAACGCGGTATAGCTGCCATCAGAGTTAAGTCCTGAAAGTTCAAGTCCACCCGTTCCTTCTAGGGTAGCAGCTAAAGTGCCCGCGCTATAATTTAGTATGTCAAACTGAAGCTGAAAGGTCTTGCCGTAGAGCACATTGTTTTGACCATTGGGGACTACTAATTCCGTCTTTATTGTGCTTTCGCTGCCGTTAGTGCCATCACAGCTAGCAACGCCATTAGCGATGGTCCACCCAGTTCCCTTGGTCCAGTCTGAATCCCCAGAAGAAAAGTCACCGTTGATGATTAGCTCGTCATCTGTTTGTGAGAACCCTTGAAATATAATATCGTTGGTGCCATCAGCGGAAGGACTTGTCGCGTCCCCCATGCGCCACCAGTGCAGCGCGTTGTCACTCAGGTCGTATGCTCCTTGAGACTTAGAGATGTCTATGGGGCGTCCGCGATTGAAAAGCGCCCGAATTCCCTCTTCTGTTAGATCCTCATGGATGGAGAATTCGTCAAGGGAACCTTCTAGTCGTTTGGAACCACCCGGTTCTCCGCCAAATATTATCCCTGAACTGTAAGTGTTCATTGAACCAGAATTTACAACATCCGATTTTGTTTGTTTTACTCCGTCACACCACAATTCGCATCCTGTGATATCGTTGTATTTTATTTTTACCACCCAGTGGTGCCAGTTGCCGTCATCTTGTGCGCCCGTAGGGGTGTCTGCCCAAAATTGATAAACCGATGGAGCCATATAAAGTAGTGGGCGGCTTGAGCTATAATTGAAATAAAAGGCTCCGACTTGAAATCCTCCGTGTGAAAATATTGCCTGTCTTGCTGTGGCCCCAGTTAGTGACGCCTTACACCAGAAGCTATAATATCTGCTCTCGTTGTTCGGTTGAGCTGTTGCGTCCACCTGAGTAACCAAGTGGTCATTCGTCCCGTCAAAGTTCAGGCTCTTTGTGTTGTCAACTGGGGCAAGCGCATAGATAGCCTTGGGTGCCTCTGTCTGGATTGTGGCTCCCGATATGGTGCCGGTGTTTCCGTTGACCTCTTTGACGCTGACGTTGTCAAAAGTAAAATCTGTAACGCCTGATTGCCGATTAATTGATATCGCGCTAGTAGCAGATGCTGCGGTATAGAAGCCAGTGTAAGTACCCGGTGAGGTTGCGTTTGATTCAAGCACAACACCACCACCAATGAGCGTTAGTCCCCCAGAAGTGACATCTAATAAGTCGATTGAATACTGATACGTTCTTCCTGCAACGGTCGTTCCTGAATTGATAACGGTGTTCGTTCCATCAGAAATCAATCTGCACTTGCCGTCAGTAATTACAAAATGAGCATCGGCGGTGAAAGTTGCTCCTCCGCTCGTCCATCCCACTAAATTTACCGCCGACGAACCGTCATACGTGTCAGGGACAGAATTATCTGAAAAGTCTCCATTGGTCACCACTTCTGGACCCACTCCCGGACTCGTTTGGTCAAACAGCAGGTTACTCGTCCCGTCAGCCGCTGGGTCCGATGCGTCCCCCATCTTGTAATACGCCTTGAGGTTGTCCCTGTAGATGTCGTAAGCCCCAGTATTTGTGATTACAGGCGTGGGTAACCCTGCGTTGTAGAGGGCCTTCACGGCGTCACCATCCAATGCGGTGTCCCAAACGGCAAACTCATCGATGTCTACTTCCGCATACTGAAAAGTAGCAGCATACCGCCGCCCCACAGTTATCGCTGCGCCATTAGTCGTGTTACTAAAAGATAGTCCTTCGGTTAGTTTGACCCCATCAACATACATAGTCCCCGTAGTCCCATCTTTTACTAAGACAACGTGCTGCCAGACACCAATGGGATAGATTGTGGAATCGTTGATGCGGTAAGTACCCGAGTTCCACCACCGCAACTTGTATTCCGTTGCCGAATGTTTAACGGGCAAAAAAATGTTAGCGTTGGTGTAGGAAGCGTCTCTTGAATCCCAGATGTAAACTGCTGCGCTCGTCAGGCTATCTTCGTTAATCCTTATCCACTGGCTAACAGTAAAGGTAGTTGTAGGAAGTTGATACGGAATCGTTGCGAAATCGTCCGTCCCATCAAAAGACAGGCTCTTCTTGCTCGCTCCGCTGGGCAGATTCTGGGTCTGCTTGGGGACGCTTTCGGTGACCTCTTTGACGGAGATGTTATCCCAAGCAACGGTGCCATCACTTGTTCCTGCTTGCTTTGCGTAGAACGCAAGCTCCGTGCTTGTTGCAGCAGCAGTAAAAAAGGTTGAATGCGAACCTAAATCAGTCCCCTCAATAATTGTTCCCGGACCACCTGAGCTTTGGCGGTAAACTTCCCACTTTGTTGATGTTCTGGAAATGACATCAAAGGTCAACTGATACGTTGCTCCATTGACCGTAGTAAATGTTTGAGACATCCCTCCTCGGTCATCTGTCCCTACTGCGCCAGTAATAGCTGTGCCGTTGCTCCACGTTACTGTCCCTGACGAACTTGCAGGCCAGCTCGTAACATTTGAATCAAACGTGCCATTAACAATTAATTCACTTCCCCCGTCCGCTTGAATCCGAGCGCCATTGATGGTGCCCACGTTGGTTAGCTTCTTAACCGAGAAGTTATCAATGTGCATGGTGCCCGAAGGATTGATTCCAACGAGCGTGTTAGATGAACCTGCCAGAACTATTTCTTTATAGGTGCCATTAGCGTTCCGCACCGTGCCATTAGTTCCGTTCAGGTATGGCTTTACGGTTCCTGACGTAAGGTTTTCAATAGTAAATGTAACTTCATACGCCGCGCCGTCATCTAGGTCGAGTGTTTGATACGAAATACCACTTGAGCTTGCGAGAACTAGCTTGCCGCCACTGACGCTCGCGTTGCTGTCAAGAGTCCAACCAGATGAGCTTGAGAAATCTCCGTTGGTTATTAGCTCGCTTCCGACTCCACCATTCGGTCCTTGGTCAAACAGAAGGTTGCTCTCCCCGTCACTCTTAGACCCCAGCTTGCCTTCACCCATGCGGAACCAGTGGTCAAGCGTGGAGTAACTGCTGAGGTTTGTCGGGCGTCCGTTGTTGTATAGTTCGTCGGCTAGTGCTGATTGGTCCCCATTAAATATGGCAAACTCATCTAGGGAGCCGTCAAAGTAAGCACTTCCGCCGCGCCCTATTCTGATGCCGGTGGAGTAAGATGTAGATGACGCACCGTGTGCAGAGTTAGACGTCTGTGCTTGAAGCACCCCATCTTGATACCATTTGGAATTGGCATAAACGGTATTTACTACAAACAAATGGTGGTGCCAGTTGCCGTCAGATGATTCTGGTGTTTTAGGCCAAAAGACATACCCGCCATTCATCCATAAAATGTGACTGTTGCCGTAATGAAACTGTAACGCTCCGCTAAACGCACCACCGTGGTCAAAGATTACATTGCCACCAGTATCCGTGCTCTTTGCCCAGAAGCTGTAGGTCTTCGTGGCCAGCGTGCTGTCGGCGCTAGTGGTGATTACATCGTCCGTCCCGTCGAACTTCATGGAAGAACGAGTTAGGAATTTGCGAAGGCTTTTGCTTCCGCTCTGGCTATTTATCAATCCTAAGCGCATTAAACAGCTTTGTAAGCTAGCACTTTTCCGCTAGACAGTTGGAAAGCGGTGATCTGGCCGAAGATAGAAGAACCTGCGGGGAAGGTGACAGAACTTGACGCTACGGTGTCACCGTCTAGTTCTGGCCATGTAAGCGAGGTAAACACTGTGTCTTCTAAAAAGAAGATAGCACAGAACTCACCTGTTACAGCAGTAGTCCCAGATTCAAAAGTCGCTCCGGCCTGCCCGAAGGATTGTTTTTCGATGTTATTGGTTGCCATGATTGTTGGTTGTTATGATGCTTCAGTTTGAACAAGGAGATAGCGAAACTCTACGCTCTCGTTATTGCCCCCACTACGGACCCTTACGTTGCTTAAATTACCAAACCCCCCGTTTTTTGATCCAATTGAAAAAAGAACTGTGGTTTGAGGTTTAACGATCAAATGAAAGTTACTCCCGCCGTCTAAAGAAACATTTAAGTTTTTGTAATAGTCATTAGAACCTGTTTGAACCGCTTCGTCGTTACGAATTAAAATCATTGCGTTACAGTTACTCGTATCTACTTCTCCAGTAACCAAGCCTGTGCTTGTTGTGGTAGAATCAGCAATGACTTGTGATTGAACAGAAAAACTGGTGGCCGTGTCCCCTGAAGTGATTGAATCAGAAAAATTAAGGGAAATGTCGCCAACAGCTAGCTGGACTGTGTGGGCTATCGTTTTAGCTGCCATACGTTAAAGAAGTTTACAGATTTCTAATTAAGGTGCAAGGCTACCGCTGAGACAGGCGCTTCTCAATCATTACCATAAATCCACTGCCGTCATCGTGTTCTTTCTCGTCATGGTGCTCTTCGGCGGGCTTTTCGCCGTGATCTTTCTCGTGCCCGCTCATCACGTAGTCTCGTGCTGAATCGAGATAATCCGTTGCCAAAGTGATCTTTTTTTTAATCCATCCCTCTTCCATATGGTTGGTAGAGCAATGAGACAAATGATCCAGTAACTCTTCAGCATTCTGCTTCAAGTTGGTTAGCTGGTGCATGATCATTTTGTGGTCGTCGCCCATCTTGTGCCCTTCATGCTTGTCAGGGGACATCCCCTTAGCATCAGGGGAATCTACAGGGACCATGTCTCCTTTTTTGTTGTCGTCGGTATACATATGACTATCGATCTGTAGACGCATTAGCGCGGCGGCGAACTTCGGCACGGACCTGTGCAGGAGTCATTCCTCGGTAGCTTTCTTCGCTAAGTATCTCGCGCACTTGAGCAACAATTTCGTCAGTAGCTTCCGTCCCTTCGCCAAAGATGGCCTCGATAAAGGGACCAAGATCCGCGTCAGACAATTCAGGAGTTACTCTGGGTTGTGCAAAATTCGCCTCTACGGCGTCTCTAAACGAAGATACGTCGTCAGAGTCCATCTCAACATTAAACCCTTCGTCAGGTTCGCCGTCGTCATCCATGGGGATGTCTACTTCAGGAGCGGTTCCTTGTGCTTCAGGCCGGTTAAGGTCAGAACTAACATCCATTGCGTCGGGGAGGTCTTCTACTGCTGCTGAAAACATACCCGAATAATTCGGCATAGTTGCTTCTAAAGGAAAAGCATCGGCGTCGGTCGGGGCACTTCTACGCGCTAACTCTCGTTGCACGGTATCCGAAACATCAGGGAGAGGAGCGGCTAAAAACTCCTGCTCTTCCTGTCTTCTGGTATACTCAGGCCCAGCAGCCGCAATCTCTTCGGGACTAGGACGATTTTCTGGGTCACTGCTTCGCCCAAAGTAGGGTTCTTCACGTTTGATTTTACCCGGAAGATCGCGCTGACCTTCCCTTTCCACCGTCTGGCCAGCATCACGTTGCTGGCCCCTAGTTTGTTCAGCAGCTCTTTCATTGGCTTCGGCAAGAGCCTTATCGCGGTTAAAGCCTTCGGCGGGAGGAAATTCTTCAACCCGCCTCTGCTTGGCCATCCGCTCCCTAAACTCTTGAGACTTATCGCGGTCTGGGCCTTCATCGCCTTTTGATTTCATGAATTCAGGAGCCATGCCCATGGCCATCATGCGGTCCATTACTTCAGGACGAACAAGCTGGGGCATACGTTGCCGGAGCAGTCTGCCGTAGGCTTCCGTGACATTATACTGATCTCCAGTCTGTGGGTCGATCCAGCGGCCTTCGTTAGGGCGTCTGGAGTCAACGTAATTACGAGGGTCGGCCTCGATTTCAAATGTTGGTTCTGGTGCGCCACCTTCCAGAAGTCTGCCTTCACGACTCTGATACAAGTTTACATCAGCCTGAGTAGGCAGAAGCATTTTGCTCAGATCCACGCCCGTCTGGTTTAATTTCTGCTCTGCCTGCATTTGCTGGCGAGTAGAGAGCGCATCAAACTGATCTTGCGTCACAGGGAACTTAACCGTAACAGGATCTTGCTCAGTCTCCTCAAAACTATACGGGATACCATCGCGAGACTCGGCCAGTTTTCCCATGTCTACATTGGGGGCACCACTGCCAACAGCAAGCCCGCCCGCAAGAGAAACAGGGCCTTTGGGCTGGGCTGGCTCGGGTTCGGAAGGTGGGGTGTTAAGTGAGTCAGGCGCGTCTGCGGGAAGCAAAGGGATGCCACCTTTAGAAAAAGAAGCGTTGGGTAGCGTGGCTACAGGATCTGGCGCTGGCTCTGCTGCTGCCGGAGCAGTAGGGACCGGAGCAGTAGGGACCGGAGCAGTAGGGACCGGAGCTAACGGCTCCGTTTCCGCACCCACCGAAACATTAAATTTAGGCTTTTTAGGTTTCGCGGCGGCTACCTGCGCCCTATATCCTCTTCTTCCTCTTTTGGTGCGGTTTCTTGTAGATGTGTGTTCAGACATAATCGTAAAGAGAAAATCCCGAACCCCGAAGGGTTACTCAGGGGTTCGGGATTTAGGGTTAGGATTGCGGGTGGAATTAAGTTGTCGCTTCAATTAGAGAAGCAAGATTTGCGTAGTCGGCAGCATCAACAATCTCAACAAGAACAATCAGTTGTCCTGCGGTAAGATCAGCCATATCTTCTCCGTTACTAGCAGGGTCAAAGTTAATTTTGAACGTCTTACTAGAAGTATTGAACTCAATTTCTTGTTTGGTATCAAGTCGAACACCTGTGTTTTCAACAACTAGCTCATCCAAAACTGATGTGGCGGCGATAAAATGGTCAGCGCCATCAGCATCCCCAACATTAATGTTACAAGCAGTAAGCCCAACAAACGGTTTGGTAACCACGACTCTAACTCTAGTTACCGCCGCATTTGCGGGGGTAGTAAAAAGAGTTATTGACTCATCTGTATTGGCTCCAGTTTGTGCTACAAGCTCTGAGTTATTAAAATTAACAACATAAGCGTCGGTGAACCCCTTGGCAATAACACCAGCGGGAACTTGTTTAACTCTACTTCCACCGGCTCCATCAGCATCTTGCAAAACTAAAAGGTCATCGGAAGCGATACGCGGGCTGGGGTTGCCCATAGTAGGCAAGGTGGATAAATCATCAAGAGTAGGCATAATATGTAGTTGGTTATGCGGGGGCGACGGGATTATAAACCGCCGCCCCCACTAGCTATGAAACCTACGCAGCGGGCGTGGTGCTCGTGCGCTTGAAGATGATGACGTAACCGAAGTTAGTCTTGATTGGCTTGGAAGCCGAAGCAAGGATACCACGGAAGAATCCGATGGTGCCATCAGGGTTGAGGCTAACATCAGGAATGTTTGTCCACTTAAACTCGCCCTTGTAGTTGACAGGGTCGAACGTCAGCCCACTTACGTTGCTCACAGGAGCAGGAATAAGGGACTCCATTACGTTGTCAACGAGAACGAAGGCGGCTTCAAAATCAGCGGTATCGTATGCGGTGTTGACGATGACTTTGTTGTCATCTGCACCACTTGTGTTGCTGACAGTGTAAGGATCAACCCGCTCCAGAAAATCAGTGGAAGAGTTGAACGAAAACCGAGGAGCGAGATCGTCAACCAAGTGATAGAAACCACGGAAGCTCTTCTCAACTCCGAGCGGAGCAATGAGGTCAGAAACCTTAGCGTTGTTGTAACGAACATCATCGCGGAAGCCGGACTCAGTCATAAGCTGATAGGATGCCTCAGATGAGAGGACGATAGAGAACACTGGGCGACCGTTTTCACGACCGTAAGCGTTAGCTCCGGCACCAGCCCGAACGAGCTTGAAGTAAACATCGTCAAGGATCTTGTTGGAGATGTTGGCGTTGATGTCGCAAGTTCCATCATCGGCGCTAGCATCAACATCAACAGCAGTAACCAATGTTCCTTCCTGACCAGTAGTGGTGCTGGAGGAAGCGGTCTTACAAAGAACCAAGTTGTCGCAGAGCTTGGAATACTCATCACGGTAGCGGTTCTCCCACACGTTGCGGGTAGCTTCCTTGAGGAGGTCCATGATAGCCCGAAGCTGCTCAGTCCTGTGGACGGCATAACGAAGTTCCTCGACATTGATCCGAGGGGATTCGATGATGGCCCGCTCAAGGCTGTAGCTCTTCTGAACGCGAGTGAAGTCAATCAGGTTGACATCGCCGGAAGCGTCACCAGAACCGTAGAACTTGCTGTTAGCAACATCTCCAACTTGGTCGAGCTGACCAGCGGACATGCCGTTGACGGCAGAACCATGGGTGGTTCCCATGGCGCGGAAATTTGCACCAACTCCAGCAATAGTGTCGTGGAGGTGGATTCCTTCGGCTTGGAGAGGAAGAGCGCGGTCGTAAACGAGGGTGCTCAGTTGATAGCCCATCCCTTCAGGGAAGGTGGACTGCTTAACAAGATCCATCCACGGGGAGGTGTGGAGGGTGGACTTGTGAATATCGGAACCAATGCGTCCAGCTTCAGCAGTCAACACTGCGTCAACTGCGGCTGCGGCATCAGTCTCAAAAGTGTGCGGTAGCACAAAATCTGCGGACATAATTTAAAAAAGTAAAAAGTTAAATGAGAGGATAGACCACTCCCCCTGTTTGGGGCTAAAAGCGGCCAAAGTTGGTTGATGAACACTGCCTACATAGAACTATTTATGGCTAGAGCAACCAGCAGATTCGGGTAGTATGGTTTGGAACGCAGCCCAATAACAACTTTGTAGAACTACTTTTGGCTAGAGCAACCTCGTCGTTATGCTTCTTGTTTTAACAAGAAATATAAAAAGGTCAATAACAGATTTATCTGTTCAGATTGCGTGATCCAAACGCAGCATTGATGGCGTCTTCAAAAGAAGATTCTGCCCCAGCGCCACTAACAACCTGCCCAGAGGTCGGAGCATTGCCAGACATCGTAGGCTCCGCATCTTCGTATTCCGCCAGCCTGTCAGTCAGGGCGGCATTTTCAGCCCGCATCGCAATAAACTCACGAACCACCGTGGGAAGAAGCTGTGCAGAAATCGAGTTGAAGGTAAAATCTACAGGGTGCATGACAGAGGGGTCTACTTCCGCAGCTTTTTCCTGAATAGCCTTCATGTCCAGCCCCTCTACCCCAGAAAGAAATGGGAGCTTCTGTTGGACCCGCTCGGCCACGTTCTGGGCCACTTCCTGCCGGACGCGTAACTTTTCTGCGGCTTCTTGCTGAGATTTTTGCTCCGCAAGGAGTTCGGCTTCTTTAAAAGCGGCTTCCGCATTTTCCCACATATGGTTCCGACGGGAAAGTATTGGGTCAATATTGTTAATAAGATTGTAAATGCTCGCACGGTCCCTGTCATTAGCCTCATGCAAAATATCATTCAAGGCGCTGTCTTGCTCGTCTTGATCCGACATAGACATAACATCTATCAAAGCGTCCGCATCCGCGCCGTATTTTTCCGCGATCTCGGCGGCTTGTTCGACAATAATTTGCAGAGGTTCGGCTACGGCTTGCTGATAAGCCTCAGTTTGTTCCAAATCACTGAACATCTGGGCTTGTTCATATTTTTCAATTTTTTGTTGAAGAGCTTGAACATCATTGTTTTCAGCTAGACCAGTAAGTTCCTGCACTTTTTTTTCATACTCTTGCTGCTGCTGACGAAGAGTCTGAAGCTCGGTATTACTAGATCTTAATTCTTCTTTAAGTTGCTTGAATCGAGATGCAGCTTTCGGGGTCCAGTCGTCCCCGATATCTTCAGAAAGATCGGCGAGAGGATCAGGAGTGTCGTCTTCAACAGCTTCTGGCTCTGGCACGGCTTCTGCTTCTTGTTCTGGTTCTGGTTCTGGTTCTGCCGCAGCTTCTATTTCAGGCTCCGGCTCCGGCTCCGGCGCGGGATCTGGAGTAGTCTCGGCCTGTGATCCGCCCGTTTCCATACCAGCAAAAGCAGCGTCCAACGCATCCATAAAAGAAGTTCCTGAATCTTCACCAGCGTCAGGGACGTTAGCGGTTACTTCTACTACAGGGTCTGCTGCCGACACTTCGGCTACTTCATTCGATGTGGGTCCACTCATCTGGGATTATTGTATTTTGTTTGTCTGCGGGCGGATGTGCAAGTTTATGCAAATCATTTAATGCGTCTCGGTAACCCGCATACCAAGCGTGACGCTGTGCGTTTCCCGATTCATCTTGCAAAGTATTAAACGAAGGTCCAGCGATTTCTTTTAAAGTGGCTGTTGCTTTTTGGAAAACATCAGATTCAAGGATTGCGCGTAGCTCTGCTATTGCAGCCGCGTTTTTAAACCAGTGGTCGAGGGGGACTGGTGGGGTTATCTGCTTGTTGGGCATGGTGTTCGCGCTCTTCTTTTAGCATCGCTTTGGCCAAAATTGCGTAGTTTATAATATCGTGGCAAGCATCTTCGACGCTTTCGTTAGGAACTTGAAGCTCAGAGTCGTTTACAAATGAGCGTATGCGTTGAATTTTGTCGAGGACACGCATCAACAGCCCATGAACTGGGTGGATGCCAATCACCGCGCTAGTTTTAAAATTAGCAAACGGGTCAGTAGCGGTTTTGCCTCCCGTATAATCAGAATTTTTTGCTCGCATGATGGCCTTGCACTCAACGCAAGTAGCATCGTGGAGGTCTAGTAGCTCTTTAGATGTCACTGTTCTGGCGGAACTCTAGCGCAGCCTTGGCGTCACGTATAGCCATTTCTTGGTCATGTTTTTTCTGTTTGATCGCTAGATCAAGTTCAGCTTTTTCTTGGGCGATCTGCATCTTTATCTGATGCTCCATCATCTTAGCATCAGCTTGTGAGGGCTGCTCTTGACCTTGAGGCTGCTCTTGCTGCTGTGCTTGATCCCGTTGCATTTTTTGCACCGCTTTTGTGGTGTTGTTAATAACCTCCTCGGCGAACTGCAAAACTTGTTTAGTCTGCGATACCATTCCTTCAAGGGCCGGGTCTCCAGCCGCGAACTGTAGAGTCTCGCTAATGTGCTGGTAGAATGCCTGCACAACAGGAAGTGCCTGCATCGGGTCAGCCGCACCCGTATTCAGTTGTTCTATTATCTGGTTAAGAGCCGGAACATGAATCTCCAAATGTGTTCCGTGCAACTCGTTTCCTACGACCGGAACAGGTTGGCCCGCAGTGAGCTGTTGGTTCTCGAAGTATGCAATCTTCAGATCCACGGTAGGCCGCTTCTCGATCTCAGCCGGAACGTAACGGTCAGCAAGGTCGTGGCCCACTCGGGTCGAAACAATGTCGCGGGTCAGGTTGCGTCTGCCAACATCGTCGAACTGTCCGCTTATCCCTTGAAGTTCTTTCAGGGCTACCATGCGGTTCGCGTGGCTTCCGTTTCCAATCGATCTAACAGCCTTGGTGCGGGCGACATCAAGAGTCTTAACGAACTCCTTGGGAACCCCACGGGCTTCGCATCGGTCAAAGAAGTCTTTAACCGCCTTATCCGGCTTCTTGGTAGTAGCTACGCGGCGGACCACTTCTCGGAGGAGGCGATTCCAACTAGAATAGAACAGGTTGAGGCTCGCACCAGACAGGCGGGTGGTGACATCCATGTCGGCCACAATCTGCATCTGGTTCCGGTAAGGTGAACTCTGTTGAGGCCCATACGTGCTGATGGTGTCCGTGTTCAACTGCAACTGCTGCGTCAGATCCTGCAAGGCAGGTTGAACAGCGGTGCCAAGATTCGGGATCGCCTTCTCAACGATTTTTACGTTCGGGGACAACACGGCGTATGCGCCGTAGTAGGTAAACTGCAACTCGTCCAGAGACCTTTGGGTTTCGGGTTGGATCATCACCGCAGAGGCGAGCATAGCTCCGTCGATCTGCTGGCAACGCAATCGGTTACTGGTCTGGACATGGGCGAAGATGCGCTGACCTAAGCCCCGAATCGAATGGTATGTTCCATTGCTGCCGACGCCGTATGTGAACATCACATACGCCTGTTCGGCTTTTTCGTAACGAGAAACTTTCTTATACAGAAAATCTTTTGGGGTGTCTTCGGCAGAGATGTAGTGGCTGACACTCCCATCCATCTCTTTCACCCAGAAGTGCAACACAGAAACTGTCGGGTTCTCAAGGCCAGTGTAGAGGTCGTTGTTCTTCAGCTCTTGTTGCAGCGATTCAAAATCATTGTATTGCTTGTAACTGGTATTAGTGGTTGCGTTTTTTAAGATAACGCGCTTCACCTCTTCCACGTTCCACCCAACCTTGGCCGCTGCTTCAGGATTCTTGATGTAGGCGAATAATTCGTGCAACAGATAGTTGCGGCGACCAATAGCAACATCGATACACTCCTCGCTTGCAGGAGTCTGGCGAGGAATCAGTATGTCCGTGAACCCGCCAACACGGAATCGCCAGTCGTCCGGCGAATCAAAGTAAGCAACCGCCACGCCGTGTTTGATAAACGTCGTGCATAATCGCAGATAGGCGCTGTGGAACTCAGGCCAGTTACGCATCAAGTGCGTTAGCTCTTCCGCGACAATCTCTTCCGCCGGTTTGATTTCGCTCGCTTCTCCCTGCGTTCCGCGCACTTCAACGAGTCTCTCAAGAGAACTGTAAAGGTCAACGTAAGCACTAAGAGCCACATCCAAGAGTCGTTGTGCATCTCCAAAATTTAAGTTTGTTTTTAACCCCTGACCGCTCGTAGCAAGAGCCACCGAGTTGTAGGGGGCCGCTCCGTCGAACATCGAATCGATGCGGGCGCGGTTGAGCGCAGACTTCTCGTCAGCTTGACGCAGGGTGGTGTAAATACCAAGCGCACTCTTTACGTCTTTTAGTCTGGTTTCTACTGGCTTGCCCTTTTCGTCCAAAGAGCCAAGATTCAGGGTGTCGTAAGCCTCAAGCGTGGTGTCGCTCATTGTCAAGTTGATACCTTTTTGTAGGCCCGTAGTCAATTATGTATATTTCGCTGGACAGGCAGGGGGCACGTTCATACAAGGGGGGCTATGAAGTTGAACCTGATTGCAGCAAGTGCATCATGCATCCTGTTTGGTGTATCGTGCTCCACGGCTGATCTGGGTGGCGAACTACCCCTCCCGTTCACCGACCCATCGACCAGCGCGAAGCTGGACCTAGAATTCCGTCCGATGCCTCCTAAATTCTGTATCGGACTGGACCTTATTCCGACTGAGTAATTATGGCCTACGGAAAACCAAAACCAAAACCAAAACCGCGTCCGATGGGGAAACCCAAGGGCCGGTAATGGCAACGCATAGCCCGCCTCGGAGCATGGTTCCCGAGGCGGGCTTTTCCGTGACACTCAAGGTTTTCACGGGGGTGGGTTGGGGGAACCTCTAAAAGAGCGTGAAACCTAGGCTCAAATTACTTTAAACATTAGCCACGTAATAAATCTTGTTGTGGGGAACCAGTTACAACAAGCCTCGATCCACCAAACCCAGAAGCGGTATATTATGTATATCTCATAAGCTCTGTGGTAATCCCCCGTTACGCGCCGCCAAATTCTGAAGTCGGGGCCGTTAGCCTCTATATAATACCGCTTTTGGTCGTCGAATTCGTATTCTTCCAAATACACTAAGCATTTGCCGACCTGTTTACGCCGCAAAAATTTGTTCGGTCTTTTTGTGGCGTCATACATTGATCTCTGTGCCCAGACAAAAGCATAGGTTTTTACACAGAGGATTTCAAGGAGGGGGTTCGAGTAAAGAATTAGTGTTGCCCGAAGGATGCGAAGCGTCGGGGTCGAAGAGCTGGTGCTCTTTACTAAGACCGATGAACCCTTTGAACACGCTGTAAGCCGTTATTGTAATTACTAAAGACAGTATGGCCACAAGTAGCATAGCTACAATGGTTTCCAATAATGTCGTGGCGGATCTCACCCCCACGCATAGTAACACGAGGAGCGAAAGAGCAAAAGAGACCATTCAGGTTAGGCCCCTCGACACGTTCTTGTTACGTGTCGATTTAGTCCCAAAGTTCCGACATAAGTTTATCCACACGGACCCTGCGCGTTTTGCCTTCAAGGGTAGCCAAAGACGCTTGCTCCCATCCTTGGTGTTCGTGGGTATCTACAACGTGTATACAGTTGGCCTTGCGCCCCCGCTTCTTCGGTTCAATGCAGTATATCACCCCCAGCTCCGTAATAGCATACCGAGGGTAGTCGGGCAGGATCTTGGCTCCCTCATCCTGAAGCACGTAATCACGAGTCAGGGTGGGCTGTTTTGGCCGCTCGAAAAAATCATGGGGGAAGTAAAATGGCTTCCCGTCTTTATTAACGATCTTTGTCCGAAGCGAGCCTCCCTGCCACTGGGGCGTTAGCACTTGTTCGGTTCGCAGGTTCATCACAAGGTTCGTGATGGGGTAATACGCATAATGCGTGGTATCGGGTATTCTTAAAAATCCTTCGGGTAGTTTCATAGCGCGGTTGAAAAGTTCTCTGAGATTCTATATACCATTAATATATATACTTTTAGTATACACCCTCAAGAAAAGTTTTTGGTTTGGGTATTGGGGCTAGCCCTTTGCGGTATCCTTGTTTTGTTGCGCTTTTAGTTTTCGATACCGCTCTGCTCGCATACGCAAAAGTTTTTTTCTGTGTTTGCGGTAATAATCCCTGTTATACTTTAATCTTTTTTCTGCCTTTTCGGGGTCTACCGCTTCGTCAATTTGACGTTTTTTATTAATCTTATCCTTATTTTTTTTATAATACTCGCGCTGGTAAGCACACCGCGCCTCCTTGTTCCGATCATAATAGGTCGTCTTTTCCATTGGGTGGATTAAAGCAATGAAGGATAATTTGTCAAATTTTTTCATACGCATACATATTTATATGAGTCGCCGCCGCCCAAAACCCCCATACCCACGGGTGGCGTCCTTCGGAAATCCTGACTATCTTGCTGCACTTACCATGAATCCGGCTGCATGGCTCGGGCATCCTGACTATCCTGATCACCTTACCATGATTCCGGCTTCCGGTCTCAGGCTGCACGGTTCGCGATACCGGAATCGGGGATCGGGAGTCGGGCGGGCCTTACCCCGATTCCCTGCCCCCCGATCCCTGACTCCTGAAGCCCTAAAAGGTGTTCATTGGAACATGGCCCTCAATGGCCCGAGGATCGCCTGTGCTGCGTCGCACCTCTCCCGAGGGTCTTGGGACGTTAAATGATTTTGGACGTTTCGGGACATTTTGTCTCTAACAGGCAAGCCACAACTCATTGACAGTTAATACTTTACAGGCCAACAGTTTCTGTTAGAAATCAAATCTAACAGTTTCTGTTAGACCACAACCCCTTGGCCTTCAACAAGTTGCGCCGATTACGTGTGCTAGTTTCCCAGCATCAAGATTCAATCCTGAACGAGGTTCTGTTAGATGCTCCGCTCCCCCCAGAAAAAAAGTTCGGTAATATGCTAAATAGTTCTTGCAATAAGCTCCGGCATCGATCAGACTCGGTCATGCTCAGATTTTCCACTAACACTTCCACTGCTGATCTTACCGCCCCGACCGTCATCCTGACGGCTGGTCTCCCCGCTGCTGGCAAGTCCTCCCTTTGCCGTCACTTGTGGCCTGATCTTCCAGTCCTTGACTGTGACGATCTAAAAAAGGATCACCCCGATTTTGATCCCAAGCGCCCCGAGTTGGTGCATGACTGGAGCAAGGCCGAGTTCGAAAAGCGCCGCCTTGCGGCCTTAGATGCTGGCGCTACCCACATTCTCGATTCCACCGCAACCAATGTTGAGAAGGTCGCAAGCTGGATCTCCGAGGCCCATGCCGCCGGAATGCGGGTCCACCTCCTGATGGTGACCTGCGACACTGCAACCTCAATCGCTAGAAACGCGGCCCGTGAGCGGACGGTGCCGGTCCACATTATCGAGGGCAAGGCCAAGGTGGTCCGCGAGTCCTTCGCCGCCCTCACTAACCTCGCCGACTCCTCTGAGGAGATTGACAACAACTGATTTCCCCGCCCTGATTATTAACCCTAACAAGTAGAAAGGAGGTATTAACAAATGAGCAAGATTGAATTTCCAGCCGCGCTGAAAATCGCTTGGGTTGACGAAAAGGTCTCCGCCCTTGAAGAGGGGATGAGACTCCACCCGAGCCATCTTAATCTCCGCGAGGATGCGGCCCCATGGGGTTGCAGGATCACCGAGATTGCGCCTTATGGCACGAGCTACCACTCTGTGATTCTCGATGGCACCTATGACATCGATTCTGGTGACGGTTTCCTGAGCCATGCGACCCGATACAAGTTCTTCGATGCGATGGGATTTCTCCCAGCGTTTGAAAGAACGGACTCGGTCAAGGTCATGGCCAAGGTTGGCTATGTTGATGGCGACGAGGATCGTCCGGTCCACATGGTCGTGAACAAGCTAAACAAGCCATAGTCCACGTTCCACAGGACACTCTCTCAAGGCCCTGCTTTTTGCGGGGCCTTTTTCGTAGGTAAAAATAATACTAGAAAGTTCTTGACCCCCTATGCGGTCCTGCTAATATGCAGTCGTGCCTGATAAAACTAAATCCGCCCTCACCTTCGCCGCCGTGACCACTTCCACGGGCCGCAAGGTCAAGGGCTTCACAAGTAAGTTCGCAACGGATGCTGATGCAGCCGCTGCGATTTCCGCCGATCCAAAAGCGAGTGTCTTCGCCAAGGGTCTCGTCGCCGACCTCAAGAAGTGGGGCGACAAGTTCTCAGAAGCTCGCCGCTTCTGGCTCCACAAGATCGCCAGTGATAGCGTGAAACCTGCTCCCCCTACCCCGCTCCTTGAGTCGGGGCACCTCGTTCCGACCGAGGAGACTGAGAACTTCTCGCTCGATGAGCGGAGGTTCCTGATCGAGGGCAAGGTTGTTTCCAAGAAATGGAAGGACAACCCCTTCGCTCCCAGCCCGAGGTATTCTGACGGCTGGCGGGGGTCCGCCAATGACGCGACCCTCAAGATGACGGTGGCCCTGCCCGATGGCAATCGTCTCTGGGGAACGGTCCCCGCTCGTCTGGTCGCGGCGGTTAAAGATGGTGCCAAGGAGGTGAGATTCACTGCGAAGGTGAGCGCCTCTGACAAGGATGAGAACTTCGGGTTCTTCTCCTTCCCGAAAGCTGCCTGACCCCAGCCCCTTCAAGGCCCTGCTTCGGCGGGGCCTTTTTCGTAGGTAAAAATAATACCAGAATGTTCTTGCTCCCCTGTCCCCGCCGTGTATGGTGTAACCGTGCCTGATATGTTTAATCACCCCAATGCCTACCGCCCCGAGTTCGGATGGCTGACAGAACATCCCGCCCCTTATTACACTGCGGCGGGACACTTCTACGTGTCGGTTCTGTGGTTCATGCCGGACAATCTCCCCGAGCCAAACCCAGAGCCTACGAAGCTGCGACACTACGAGACGTTCGATGAAGCCGTGCTTGCCTACCGTAAAGAGAGAAAGAGGAGAGCCAAGGCCGACCGCCCGACCCGAGGCAAGCTGATGCTCTACCTGACCGAGAAAGGCGAGGCCCACTACAAAGGATCTGACCCGCCGTCCTGTGTCGGGGAAGTGCTCGCCCTTTAACCTGAAAAACAATTACTGAGATAATGTCCTACTACGTAGTTACCTTCCCCACCTATCCTGACCCGTCGATCCGGTTCGTCCGTTTCACTACTCGCGAAAGGGCCGAGGCGGATCGTTACCTCCGCGCCCTTCGATCCGGTGCTGAACTTCTCACCTACGACACTCTCGAAGAACGGGATGCGGCTTGGCCTGAGCTGGCTCCCCCGAGCCGAGCAACGGTAGAGCGTGACGCCATTGCGGATGAGTATGAGTGGGGCTTGAAGCGGGATGCGATGGAGCGTTGCCGTGAACCTGAGCCGGAGGAACTGCCGGACTAACTCCTGTAAAATAATTTCATTTTATGCTCGCCTTTTGTTAAAACCTTTCTTACTCTAAGACCATGCCTGATTACGTTCACTGCCATTACCCCCCTTTCCTTCGATTCGCTCTCCCGACTGTCCACTTGGGCGGGACACATCGCGAGACTTTACTGAAAGGATACCTCGCCGCCCGTGACGCCGTGGCCGATGCCCTCACCGCGAGTGAGGCAATCGAGTTCCACCCCCGTGACTACTTCACCACTGATGAGTGGGGCGAGGCGCGGAGAGAGCGGTCTCATCACGAGGCGGCGCTGGAAAACTTTCTCGATCATCTGAACGATCACATCGAATCACTTTATGAAACTGCTAACTAAAGAACTGAGGGCCAAGCTGCCCCCACTCTACTCAACTGAGAAGGACGAAGACCCAACTGCGGTCGCCAAGTTCTTCACACCGGACTCCAACTGGACTTGGTATGCGACCGAGTTCGATGGCGAGGATCGGTTCTTCGGCCTTGTCGATGGCTTCGACAAGGAACTCGGCTACTTCTCCCTGTCAGAACTGGCCTCCGCCCGTGGTCCGCTCGGTCTCCCGATCGAGAGGGACAGATGGTTCAGCCCTAAACCGTTGAGCGAGTGTCGGTAGCCGTCGAATATACAAAGGATCTCGGCGACTGCTACGAGTCTGCTGTGAACTCCTTCATGGAGAACAGGTGGACTGAGTTCGGTCTCCCCGACAAGCGCAATTCATGGACCCTCGTCCATACAATGTGCGCTGGGGGAGGCCCCATCGAGGGAGTCCGATTCGGCCATGCCTTTCTTTTCAACAGGGAGATGGGACTGGTCATTGACCTTGCCAATGGCAGGGGCGGACTGCTCCCTGCACCCCGATACTTTAAGCTCGGTGGTGTGAACCCTGACAAGTATCCCTTCTATGAATACACCTACGCTGAGATGCTTGAGGCTCTGGTAGAGCATGAGACCTACGGCCCATGGGGTGACGCCTACGATGAGATCGCTGCCATCGAAGATGACTCAGTAAAAGCGGCGGGTCTTTCTCTTTCTGAAAAAAATACAAAATAGTTCTTGTTATCCCCTCATTAATTTCTTACCTTAAAACCATGCCTGACAACGCCCCCTTCTCAGTTCACAACGCCCTCACTAAAATCTTTACAGGTGGAACTGGGCATCATGCCTCCTCCGAATCACCCAAGGAATCGGGGGAGGCTTCTGCTCCGGCCCCATCCCTCAAGCCCATGGACCCCGCCGATCTCCGCATGATGCTGGACGATGGGCCGAGGGCCTACAACGATTACGATGAGCGGTCTGTCTTTGAAGAGATCGCGAAGCTGGAAGCTGTCACTCCCCCCGACCCCGCTCTTGACGAATGGTTCGACGAGCGTGAGGCCGAGGCTCGGGAGGCAATGGACAATGACCCCAACCTGAACCACTAAGAAGAACCGTGTTATCAACAGAAGAAAAAGAAAACTTGTCGCTGCTTAAATTCCTTTACTCGTGCCCCACTGCTCGTCTCCGCAAGGAACGTGATAAATGCTACGAGGACATCACTCGTGTGCGAGCGATCCTTGATGAGTTCCCTGAAGATCCCAGAGGCGTACTGAACAGGCTGGAGGGGAAAGCAGAAGCCATTGATGAGATCCTCAAAGAACGTAACGCAACCTGAAGCACTAACGATGTATAGAATCGATCAAATCCTATCCCACCTAGAAACTGCGGCGGTGGACGGCGGCTTCAGCCTGTCCGTAAAGGATGGGGAAATTGTAGCCAAGGATCTTCTCTCCGAGGAGCCTCTTGAATTTGTCGTGCGCTTCGTAGGAAAAAACGTCTCTGATGTCTCAGTGCTAGGCTTTCCTCACTAACCCTGAACCCCGAAACCTGAACCACTAAACCAATGAGTGAACTACTTAACTACGCAAAGCAATCCCACCAGCCCGAATGGTTTTGGGGATGTGTCTTCAACAAGTCATTTGGCCACTTCTTCCACGCCGTCACTAGCGGGTCATCCCCGTTCAATGAATGGTATGAATTCGAGCGCGAGGAGGATGCTTTAGAGTTTGCGCTGCGATTTGAATCGCAGAGTGTCATCGATCACTTCACTAGGGCAACGGCGGAAGACGGTCGTGAGCGGTGGTTCCACAACGACGATGTGTCCAGCTTTGATGAAGTGGACGGTTACACCGTGAAGAAGGGCGCGACTCCTGCTTCTTTCGCGGACCTCGCCCAAGCTGAGTCCCCTTTCTGAACCCTGAACCCTGAACCCTGAACCCCGATAAATGAGTCCGAAAAGAACCTATCAAGATTTACTTGCTTGGTTACAAAATTTGACCCCCGAGCAACGAAAAACAAACGTGACTATCCATAACCTAGTGGATGATACGTTTGAATCTATCGATTGCTTTGCGAGACTCCGCGATGATGATCCTGATTTTGATCAGGAGGGAGGGCAACCAGTCTTACTTATTACCGCTACCTCACGTTGGGTTGCAAGAGACAATGTCCAATCCAATTACAACTAATACAAAATAGTTCTTGAGCTTAAACCCATTATTCTTATTCTATAATTATGAACATACCGAACTTGATCAACTGCCTCCGGTATTACGGTGCCATCTTTGATGTATCTGATGCGGAGGTCACAGTTAATGGTGACTCTTTCGACGGGGTCAACATGGACTACGAACTGGAACCGACCTTGCCTCCAGAAGGAACCGACCGGAGAATGCTTAACCTGAATATTAAAAGTCGAGATAATGATTGAACCCCTCACCCCTAGCCAGCAATCCGTACTTGATAGCGCGGTGAACAATGCCCTCGTCTTCGGACTTGGGATCATCACTACTGTCCAGAATGAACTGGAGATGCAGGGACTCCCGCGCCTGACTGACGAGCAGGTGGCACACGCCGTCTGGAAAACCGTTGACCGCCTTGAGAAAAAAAAGATATAAAAATTATTGACGCAATTAAAAATCTAATTTAGCCTTCAACTATGCCATCATTAAAACTTGCTAAGTCCGGCTTCTCCACCGTCAAAGGAGACGTTGAGTTCTCTCGGGACTCCGATCGGCCCCTCGCCTATCTCGGTGATACGGGGAGCGGGAAGACCACCTCGACCTTTACCGTTGCCAAAGAATTGGGCATCCCTCCGAGACAGGTGACGATGCCCGAACTTCTCGACCCTGCCTGTGAAGGCGGGATATTAATTTCTAATTTCAAGGGTGTCCATGAGGAGATGCTCATTGGAGTTGATATGCCCTTCGATACGACTGGCAAAGGGGACTTCGTTCTCCGCCCAGCCCAGCCCAAGGAGGCACCGACCGAGGCCCTGATCGGGGACAAGAAGGTGCTCTGGGTTTTCGATGAGGCCCTGACCTACGAAGACCCCGTGCTCCACGCACTCCGCCCCACATGGTATGCCCCCAAGGGTGTGAAGAGATATATCGGGACTCACGCTCTCGGGCCGAACGTCAAGATCATGCTCACTGCAAACGGGAGAGAATCCGATACCACTGCGAAGCGTGAGTTCACTAAGCCAGAAGCGGCTCGCCTCGCCCTCTTCAACTGGGTCTTGACCGTGGAAGAATTCCTCGATTACTTCTCTGCCTATGCCGCCAGTCCTATCTGGCAGTATCTTGAGTTCTTTTCCAAGGGCGTGGAGACCGACGGCGAGGGGGTTGATCCATGGAAGGGACCAGAAGGAAGATATGTGGGCGGGCCTGTCTGCTCCGGTCGGTCATGGGAGGGAGTCTTGAAAGCCTACCCCACCTTCGATTCAATCAAGGGTGACCCTGATGAGTTCGTTCGCCGAGCAAGCAGCAGTATCCCCGAGATGATCTGCAAAGATATTGCCAACCTTATTCACACCGTGCTGGAGGTAGGGCCTGAGTTGTCCGCTATCCGAGCGGGGAAGAAAAAGATTTCAAACATCCCCAAGCACAAGCATCCGGCCCTTGCGTTCGCAGCGGTCAGGGTATGCCTGAACGAGGCTGGAGATGACAAGGCGGCGGCGATCGTCAGCGGTCTCTGGGACTGGGCGTTCGACCTTTTCAAGGAGTGCTCCGCTGAACTGGGGGCGTGGACATTCTCCACGCTCAAGGCCCACTCCACGCCGTCCGATCCCGAGGAAGACAACCCAATCATTTTCCATGAGAATGCCAAGCAGTTGACCGGCCTCGTAAAAAACTGATAGAAATTATTGACAACCTTAACTGGAGAAATTAATATCCCACTATGCCAACTATGAAATTTAACACTAGCGATCTCAACTCTGTGGTTGAGATATCCCTCCGAGTTCCCAACGTCACCGTGTCTAAGAAGAACGATGCGATGGTCAAGGAACTCCTGAAGCACGTTCCCATTCACAAGCGGGAAGAAATCAAGAAGCTCATTCATGCTTCGTCCAAGTTTGTCCCCACGGCTGGGACTGCAATCGGAGATCTCCGCAACCTGTCCGCCGAGTTCAAGCGCCATGCGACGAGGAGAGACCTCGACAAAGGCTACAAGGGCCTGAGCAAGATTGGCCGTGCCAATGGCTACATTGTGAAGCTCGATTCGTTTGAGCACTTTGAATCAGTGGTCCGGTCATTTGAACCCCGCTTCGAGCGAGCCGTGAAGCGGATCAGCGATGAGTGGGAGATGTTGAAAGATCGCGGGGCGGATGACCTTGACGTTTACGGGGAGGGATTCAAGTTCCCCTCCCTCAAGAAGTTTATGAAGCGGACCGAGTTCGGTTTCGATGTTGAGTCTACTCTGTCTGATTCAGCTTGGGTGAACACTGCACTGGCCGAGACTGCCACTAGGGTAAGACGCATGGCCGAGAAAGCCACCGAGCGAAAGATGATGGAGGCCCACGGGCGTCCAGTTGAAAGCCTCCTTGACGCCGTGTCCAGTTGCATCGAGAGACTGGAGGCAGCTAATGGCAAGACCGCCAACGGCAAGAAGACTCGCCTCCGCCCTGAGAAGTTTGAAGGGCTGAAAGATCTGGTCGCTGATGTTAAGGCGAGAAACTTCTTGAACCTCCCCGAGCTGGAGACTGCGGCTAACACGGTTGCCAGTATGGTTGATGGACTGGATGTGGTTGACCTCGATCCAGCCGAGCGAAAGGAGACTGCTAAGGAATGGAACGAGACCTACGAGAATCTCTCCGACCGGATGGCTGCTGCGGGGCTGTGATAAATAATTTCTAAAAGGTCTTGCAACCTGCTAAAACATTTCCTACATTATAACTATGCCGTCATCATTCATTGAACTAGACCCAAGGGGGAAATCCCCCCTTGAGGTTGGCATCCGCGACCTCCACAAGTGGAACGGGTTCACTGCTCGTCCTTGCTACCGAGGGATTAAGTCAACGCGAGACGTTCCCTTGGCTTGCACCGATGGGCGGTTCGGGTATTACAACGAGGAAGAGATCAACAAGCGCAAGCCTTCCGAGGCGGCGTATGTAGTTGGTCACGAGAACAAGCATATCATTTACTGTCACCCTGCTAGGTTCCGGCCCTTCAATGGCGCGAGGATCTTTATCCCATGGCTCAACCCAGACCAGACATGGGATGCGTGTAATGTTGCTGGCGATCTCGTCATCAATGCCGAACTGGAAGATGAGAACGAAGCTGCCAAGCTGGAGATGCGAAGGCAGGGGATCATTCCCTTCGACATTATGACTCCGATCGAGGGGGGC